TGCGCCGGGCATTTTAGTTGAAAGTTAAATTATTTTTAAGATTATTCTTTTATAAATAAATAACTTCCATAAATAAAAGTAATCATTGAAAACCAAAACAATGCATTACCACTTACAAAAAATGTTTGATAAAAGTTATTCATTTATTATTTTCCATTTCTTCTAAATCTTTATTAAATAATTTTGCAATTCTAATTTGCTCTTTCTCTGGAGTGTTAGCCCAAAGATAACCAAGCAAATAGTGAGTGCCTGAATCTCTATCGTTTCCACGAATTTGACGGCATACTTTTAGTACATCTTGAAGTTCAATACTCATTAGTTATAACTCCTTTTACATTCTGAACATAGGTAATTTAATTTGCAGTAGCAACCAGCATATACTGGCGCAGGGTTTTCATAGTAGTCATCATAGGAATCCATTATATATTAACCCCAACATTCTGAGCAAGTAGCAGTTAGATATTTAGAATCTTCGAGAGCAACCTCATTATTTAGATACCTTCCAATCAGTCCACATTGGTAGACGCTCAGGGTCGGTATCGTTATACCAACGCTCAATATTTTGTTCACATTCCATGCAGAATGTAAATTGGTCATCATTTACTGATGAGATAGCAGGAACGAATGGAATATGTGTTTTACACATTGTATTTAGTGAAGTCATTTGGACTTCCTTTCTTTAGGGGGCTTACTTCTTTTTCAACCTTCTATACATAGAAGTTTACCATAGGGGTCTGACATCTACTAGCCAGTAATCGTATCAAATCGGACATTTGGAAATGTGATGTACGTCATGTGGATAACTTGAGCGTAAAATAAAGTGTGACGTATATCATGTGGATAACTTGCGACACGCCCGAACGTGCCGGGTTTTTTATTTGAAGTCTTTAAAAATTTCTTCTAAAGTTTTTATTTCTTCATTTGTTAAATGATCAATTTTAATTGCATCTGCAAATCCAAAAATATCTTTATTCAAAATAAATTCCTCCTTTTACATTTTTATGATTTATACACACATTACCTTTTGGAATTGGTGTATGACATTTGAAACATAGCATTTGCATAGGTGCATTGAATGTTATTGCTAATTCAAGGTCTAACAATTCAGCGGTAGTGGCAGATTCAATATCTACCCAGCCAGCGCCAGATTCATTCATTCTAAAGATTTCAATACTCATTAGGCATACACTCCTTTCTCAATTAGTGAATCTAACTTAGCAGATAATTCATCTGCCTCATCAGCAACCCACTCACTTATTTCATAGTGGGACATAAATTCTGCAAGAGTCATTAGACCCTTGTATTCATTACAAGATACGCAATATTCATCAGCGTATTGTGAGCAGAAAGCGCATACAATTTTGTTAGCGTATTCCGCAGGGAGAGTATTTAGTGTATAAGTAGTCATTACTTATACTCCTTTCTTGAGCAGTTATCCATATGGATAGCAAGCCATCCACACTCGGAGCATATAGCGTCTCCTAGTCGGGCTAGTAGTTGCTCTCTACTTTCTAGTGAGTTTCTATTTTCATATAGTGAGTTCATTTGGAACTCCTTTCTTTTTTTATCTAAACTTTTATTTTCTTTTGATACTGTAAGTATAACAGGGGGGTCTGACATCTACTGATAAGTAACTATGACAAATCGGACATTTTGTTTTGTGACTTACACCACATCTCCAGAAATAGGGGAATTAAGGCTCTGAGCAGGGGTTTTATAAGGGGGTATAAAAGTGATGTGCACCACATTTTGCCGGGCTTTGTGAGGTAAATCACATGCGACACGCCGTGTTAGGACTTGACTTTTTGACATTTCTATGGTAGTATTCTACTATAAGAAAAATTAAATAAAGAAGCAAGGTATGAGCCTTAGCAAATAAATGTGAGATAAATCACAGTGAGCCTAAGCAAATAAGACCTCAAAATGTCAGTGGTATCTGATAGGATACTAGTATAAGAATTAAAAAAGAAAGGTGGTCAAAATGACTACATTAAATAACTACTATAACGAAATCCGTAGCGATATTGCTAAGGAGTTTGGCTTAGAGGCTGGTGGATATGCTCCACGCCCTAAGTATGAATTACCTATCCGAATTGCTCAACGCATTAACGATAAATATCCACCTACCTATGAGGGTAGAAAAGTTATCCTCAACCCTATGGGTGTGCGTATCGCTAAGCGATATATCTCTCTAATGAAAGCGGGGGTAATTAAATGATTAACTCAGTATTAAGTATCCCATGCAATACATGCTATGGTCATGGCATTATCTTTATAGGTGATAACCATGATTACAATATAGAGCCATGCGAGTGTGTGGCTAATGCAAATGATGGATTAACTTTAGATTGGATGGAATAAATGAAAGTAACACTAACAACAATGCAAGGTAACACAAGAGATATCAATCTCATGACCAAGCAAGAGGTTTTAGATTTTATAGAATTATTTAAATCTACATTACATGAAAATCAAAGAGTCAAGGTTACTTGTGATTTGCTAGGCATTAACGGATATCTACAAGGATCACGCTAGGGGCTAACCCCTCTAGTGTGCTCACTATTTTTTTTGCATTTATTTTTTCAATTTGTGTATCGTACATCTGAACAACATTTTCAGGATCAATGAAAATAAAATCTGAATATAATCTGAAATTATGGTATAATAGTTATATGAGAAAACAACATGAGCATCCAATAGTTTTGGCAGATAAGAAACAATGCACTAAATGTAAGAATTTTAAATTATTTTCAGATTTTCATAAATATGCAAAATCACCAGATGGATATAAACACTTTTGTAAAGTCTGTGTAAGGGAATATGATTTAGCAGAAGGTGATTTAAAACGAGTTATGCCTAGAAAAATTCAGGGTACAAAAATACACTGTCGTAAATGCGAACAATACTTAGATAAAACTAAATTTCCTAAATTAAGAAAAAATGGCAAATACATAACCTACACATATTGTCTGGAATGCGATAATCTTGTTGGTCATTTAGGAAACCTTAAAAAATATGGTTTGACAAGAGATGACTATGTAGATATGGAGAAATCCCAAAACGGGGTTTGTAAAATTTGCGGGGAACCAGAAAAATACAAAAAACGTCTATCAGTAGATCACGACCACTCATGCTGTCCTGGATACGGATCTTGTGGAAAATGCATTAGGGGCTTGCTATGCTCTAATTGCAATAGAGTTTTAGGTCAAGTAAATGATGATAAAGTTTTGTTACAAAAGATGATTGATTATTTATAATTTTTTTCAGATTTGGGGTATAATAAACTATGTCATATTGCAGCCATGTCTATGAGTACTCAAACCCAGGTCCATGCAATAAATGCGGGTATGAAACTCATGATCCAAATTGGAAAGAAGTCTATAGACTATATCTGGAATATAGACAAAGAGTAGGATACTTCTACAATACTAGCCAATGGTGGTCAATCTAATGTCTGAACTTAAACAAAGGTTTCTCTGGTCTATATTCATTATAGGCATGGCAGCCTTTATATTTCTAATCTAAGGTTTGGCACTTCTGACAAACCAACATCCCATGTTTGCATTTTGGCAGGGTACGGTAAATCTCAAACCTATCCATATAAAACCTTATTAAATCAGGATGAGCATTACACTCTCTGGCTATATCCAGAACAGATCGGTTTTGCTGGATATATTGGTTTGATAACCATTCTTTGTTCATGAACTTGTGGGTTTGAGGTTTTTCACCACTTACCAATTGGGCACTTTGCTTTCTCCAAGGTAGTCTTAAGTTTCATAAAACATCCACACTTCTTACAAGTCTGAGTCTTTGGTCTAAACCAGTCACAGCCTTTACAGATTTCGAGACGGTATGCAGCCAATTCATCTGGCGTTCTTGGCGAACCATTAATTAAATCCCAAGGTCTAACATCATCTTTATCAGCCATACTAACTCCAACTTATATAAACTAAAACAAACAAACCAACAACAAACTGAGCATATGAAAACATTCCCAATACGCCACTATCCACGTTATCTATTATAGCCCATATAGAGGTTTGGAAGCCATTGTAGACATGTTTGGGAGTGTGTCCCATAGATTGTCTAGGGGGAGGTTTGTTATCTCTATTTTCGGCTTTACTCGTATCCCGCCGAATTAATGATGTTATACTTTACACATGACTCAGCACTCACTAACTGTTCTTAGTAACACTACAGCAACTCGTATGACTCCTCCAGGTGCTCACGGTGGTATGGACATTACTCTTCAAAATGTTAATGCTACTGGCTACATCTATATTGGCGGCGAAGGAGTTACATCTTCAAACTATGGCTTTAGGATTTTGCCAAACCACTCAATTTCTTTCGAACTCTCATCGCCCGACGCTTTATATGCGCTTTCTTCAGTTGACGCTATGAATGTGGCTATGATTCAAATTAGTTTGGAACCATAAGTGGCACGGTTTACTCATCCTGCTTTTGGCGATGCAGGTGGACTTACAACAACTATTAACTCATATGCTCCAGTATGGTCTGGAACTGGACTTGCCTTTACTGGAACACCAGCAACTGCTACATATATGAAAATTGGGAATATAATCATAGTGCAGATTGATGTTGCATTTACAACAGTTAGTAACTTTGGAACTGGTCAATATTCTTTGACCCTACCATTTAACTCAAAGTATCACACAGATGTTTATGGTGGCTCACTACATAAAGTTGTAAATCAAGGAATTGATCATTATAGCCTTAAAGGTCATTTATCTAATGGATCAACAACATTTACGCTATGGGCAATTGGTAGTAGTGCTGCAGATCAACCATTTGATCATGATAGCCCAGTAAACATTGATACTGATGATAGATTTCACATGTCATTCTCATATATTTGTGAATAATTGTCTCAAATAATGATATAATAAATCTCATGACTCCACAAGATTGGGCAGCCCTAACACTTTCAATTTTATCAATCCTAGGCATTTTTGCTGGAGGAATTAAATGGCTCGTAAAACATTATCTAAACGAACTTAAGCCAAATTCTGGATCCAGTCTAAAAGATGCAGTCAATCGACTAGAGGCTAGACAAAACGAAGCAGACGCATTACGTAAAGACATGAATCGTAAAATAGATCATATGTATGATATTTTAATTGACTTCATTGCTAGTCAAAATGCTAAAAAGCCTAGAGCAAAAACTAAAGATTAATTTCTTCTATATATAATATATATTCTAAAAACTAAGTTTAAAGATATTCTTTTCTTTATATATATTTAAGTATACACCATCAATACTCTGGCATATGTGAACTTATAGTATAAATCGGACATTTGAATTATAACAATTAGGTAACAATTCTTTATATACCTGGATGATAACAATTTGTTATAAACCTCATATATTTTTATAATATCAATGATATAATCTAAACAGATTAGTCCCTAGGTTGCTCTCTACCCCACCCCACTGCGCCTAGGGATTAATCCTTTTTTATGGTATAATCAATTATTATGTGTACCTCTACAATCCAAAAATATGGCGCTAACCCGATAAGCGTAAAATGGAACGTTGTCCGTGGAGACACAGCCCAACTATTTGTCGACTTTTTTGAATTAGATGAGACCACAGGATTTGACTGCACTGGATGGACCTACAAGGCTACAGCCTATGATGTCAACGGGGATGTTCTAGATGAACTTATAACAGAGTCTGAGGGTCATTCGGTAATTATTAAGGCTCCAGCCTCACTCACACTTAACTGGGGATCATCATACAAATCTGTGGTAGCAGAACTACCTTTTGATTTACAGGTTATTATTGAAGCAGGTAGTGGTGCTGGAGAAGATACTGTTTGGACTCCGATTATTGGTACAATTACTGTTATAGGAGATGTTTCTCCAGGAGGTAGTCTATGAGTATTCCAACAGATATTGTAATTGCTATTACATCTAAAACTGATACCCTGCCACCTATCGTAAAGGTTGATGACGTTACTTATAAGGTACAGGAGTTATAATGGCATTTCCAGGAACATACAATTTTAGTTACTATCGTGGTGACACAGCAGAGTTTGTAATTCGTCCAAAAACTTCAAATGGTTCTGCATATGACTTGACAAACTATAGTGCAACTTTTACAATTGCAAATCGTCGTGGTTCAACTGGTACACAGTATGTTGGAACTGCAACAGTAAATGCAACAACAGATATTATTACCTGTACAATTACTCCTGCAGTTGGAAGAACGCTTGCAGCAGGTACATATGTTTATGACGTTCAGATTACAGATACAACACCAACACCAGATGTTATTTTAACAGTATTGACTGGTTCAATTACAGTTACTGATGATATTACAGGTGCTGTCTAATGCCTGAAGTTTTATTGTCTAATGACGATGTAACAGTTTTAGGTCCACCAAGCACGGTAGAGGTTCTTGTAGATATTGGACCATCTGGAACTCGTGGTAGTCAAGTATTCGTTGGCGTTGGAGATCCAAATATTGTAGAAATTGGTCAGACTCCACTTCTAAACGATCTTTATATTAATACATCTCCAGGAACAGACTATGGATATTTATACCAATATGTATCAGAGCCTGGTGGAGACACATGGATTCAAATTCTTGAAATTAACCCAACTATTTATTCAGAGAATCACTTAACAACATATGCAGCAGGAGAAGGTCAAGTAGTTATTCCTATTGCAGATATTGTTACTGTTACTGGAACTCCTTTAACTGCCGCTAATTTTAACGTTCAATACAGCATTGCTCATGACAATCCAATTGCCTCATCAATGTCTATTCCAGCACTTGCAGGTGCAGGAGATGACCTTGTAATTAACTTTAAGGCAGTAGAACATAGAAGCGATATAGACTCTGGTCCATATGGAGACTGGGCACTTTTGACAGGAGAGGTGACAACACATTTATTTATATCAATAGTTGCAGCAGACGAAGAGTCTTAAATTGTATACTTTATGATATAATTCTAGTGAGGTGATATATGGCAGTTGAAAGTATTGGTGTATTAGTCCCAACAAAGATTCCAGGATATGCGGATGCCGCAGATATCCAGGCTGCTCTAAGAGCATATCACTATGGCTCATATAGTTTTGACACCAGCGAAACAAACCCAGCAAACCTTATTAACCCTTCTATTGCCTACACAATAAACAACCTTCAATCTCAAATCACAACTTTTGGTGATGACTATGTTGATGAAGATGTTCTAACAGCCAAAGGCTCACTTATCTCAGCCTCTGCAGCAAGCACACCAGCAGAATTAGCAGTGGGATCAAATAATCAATTTTTAATTGCTAATAGTGCAACCGCTACTGGGTTACAGTGGACAAGCACTCTAGTGTCTCCAGTCGTTACTGGTTTAACATTAAATGATTCAAGCATTGTTTTTGAGGGATCAACAGCAAACGATTTTGAAACTACTCTTACTGTCACAGATCCAACGGCAGACAGAACAATTACATTTCCTGACACATCAGGCACAGTAGCCCTATTGAGTCAGGTAATAAATAATACATTAACTAGTACCACTGGTGATATTATTTATGCATCAGGTTCTAATACCCCAGCAAGATTAGGCATTGGAAGTGAAGGACAGGTACTCACTGTTTCTTCTGGAATCCCTGCCTGGTCTGCACCAAGTGGTGGTGGCGGATCTGCATCTTTGCCAGATATCTTTTTACTTGGCGGTATGTAAATATGGTACAATATAATCACAAGGAGATAAACAATGCCAACAGCATATAAGGTACTAGCACAGACAGGTTCATCTGGTTCATCAGGTAATGGATCTGCAACTTTGGCTGCTACTACAAATACAAATCTTTATACAGTCCCTTCAGCAACTTCAACAGTTGTTTCAACAATTACTGTATGTAATCAAGCATCAACAGCAGGAACATTCCGTATTGCAGTTCGCCCTTCAGGTGCGTCAATTGCAACACAACACTATGTTGCTTATGATGTTCCAATTGCAGCAAATGATACAACAGCACTTACGCTTGGTATCACGCTAGGTACAACAGATATTATTACTGTTTATGCTTCTGCTGCTACAATGTCATTTTCTGCCTTCGGCTCTGAAATTTCTTAAAGGGGGTCACGTAAGTGGCAATTAGTAGAGCATCGGACTCATCTATTCAAGATGGCTTGCCAAAGTATAATGATATTTGGGATGGCTTTACTGCTACTTCGGCTTTTGATTCTTTAGGATCTGTTCTTTTAACTGGTACCGCCTCTTCTGTAACTTTTTCGTCTATTCCTGCTACCTACACACATTTACAATTGCGTTCTTTTGTTTTGTCACCTAATGCCAACTCTGACATACAAGTAACATTTAATGGAGATGGTAGCAATTATTCTCAACATTATTTTTATGGCGCTGGTGGTGGCGGCGCTACGTCATCAAGCGGTGGAGCAAATCAACCTTTTTTCTATCTTGGTTTCAATGCTGGAGATAGCACATATCCAGCAATGTCAGTAACAGACATATTAGACTATGCTAATACAACTAAGTATAAGGCTGCCCGTAGTATTGGTGGGTTTGATAGAAACGGTACAGGTGGCGCTTTACAGATTACTTCAGGTAACTGGCGTATGTTAGCAGCAATTAATACAATAACAATATTTCCAAATACAGGAAATTTTGCTGCAAATTCACTTTTTTCTTTATTTGGAGTAAAATAGAATGCCTACTTATAAACCATTACAGTCGGTAGTTTTAACTTCAACTACAACTTCAGTAGTTTTTTCTGGAATTCCACAGGATTACACACACTTAACTATTGTTGTAGATGGAACTGCAAATACAGGTTCTTATTTTACATTGCGTTTTAATGGTAACACAACTTCTTTATATTCAAATACTGAAATAGATGGAAATGGTAGTGCAACATCAACAAATAGAAATACAAATCAGACTTATATTTATAATGGAAGTATTATCGCTACCCAGTCAAATATAATTACTCACATTAATAACTACTCAAACTCTACAACTTTTAAAACTGCGCTTTCACGCAGTAATTATACAACAAGTGGAGTAAAAGCATCTATTGGTTTATGGCGTAGTACTGCAGCAATTACATCAATTGAATGTGGCACTGGCGGAACAAATCTTTTTCAAACAGGAACTACTTTTTCTCTATACGGTATTAAATCAGGTACTCCAAAGGCTACTGGTGGTCTATTATTTACCGACGGAAATTACTGGTATCACGTATTTAACCAAACTCAATCATTTGTTACAAACCAAGCACTAACTTGCGATGTTTTGTCTGTTGGCGGTGGAGGCGGAGGAGGATGGAATAACGCAGGTGGTGGCGGTGGAGGCGAAGTAGACATTCTTAATAACTTGTCAATTGCTTCTGGAGTTACCAAAACAGTTACTATTGGTGGCGGTGGCGCTACAGCAACCAGCACTTCATCTGCAGGTGCAAATGGTGCAACTACAAGTTTTGCCTCTGACACAACCTCATTAGGTGGAGGTGGCGGTGGAACTGGTGATGCATCTGCTGGTTTACAGGCTGGACAAACTGGTGGTTCAGGTGGCGGTGGTGCTCTAGGTTCTAGTGGTGGAGGTGCTTCAGGTTCTAATACAAATATTGGTGGTGCAGGTTTTGCAGTAGGTAGCGGACCTGAGCGATATGCTGGTGGTGGAGGTGGAGGTGCAACCTCTGCTGGTGGAGCAGCCAATACATCTACTCGTGTTTCAGGTGCTGGTGGACAGGGATATGCCTTATCAAATATATTTTCTGGACTAACTATTTCAGGCTTAACACATTTTGGTTCTGGAGGTTCTGGAGGTATTTACGTCAATGGTAGTACTGGTACAGCAGGAACTGCTGGTACAAATGCTGGAACTGGTGGACAACAAAGTTCAAGTGGAAACGTAAATCCAACAAGTCCAACAGTTAATGGCGGCGGCGGCGGTGGTGGAGGATCGTATACTAGCGTAAACTCTCGCCAGGGATCTAATGGTGCTTCAGGTATTGTAATTGTGAGGTATCCAGTATGAGTTTAGAGACAATGACAAAACTTAGTTCAACTACTGTTGGGGTAGGCGGTACATCAACTGTTACTTTTTCTAATATTTCTCAAAATTACACAGATTTAAAAATACTTATTTCTGCAAGAACTAGTGATGGAAATACTGGAACTATTGCAAGATTAAAGTTTAATGGAAGCACAACAGGCTACTCTTCCGTCTACGCTCAAGGACGTGGGGATAGCGTTGCTACTGGAACTGGCGCAACTACTGCTGGTGATATAGGAAGATTTCCAGGAGTAAACTCTCCTGTAACAGATAACGTATTTTCAAATACAGAAATTAATATACCAAACTATACGGGTTATGTTTACAAAACTTACACTGTTGATTGCACCACTGAAGCAAACCAAACTATTGCCTATTTAATAATTGCCTCAGGTCTTTGGTCAAACCCTGATCCTATAACAAGTATTGATATATCTTCATCCGCTGGAACAATTTCAGAGAATTCAACTTTTACTCTTTATGGAATTAAAAACGCTGCAAAAACTGCAGGTAACTCAATCAAAGCAACTGGTGGAAATATAGTATTTGATGGTACTTATGTTTACCATACCTTTACTTCTTCGGGAACCTTTTCAACTACCGCACCAATTCCAGCCGCAGATGTCTTTGCTTTTGCTGGTGGTGGAGGTGCAGGAAGTGCTCAAGGTGGAGGTAATGGTGCAGGAGGTGGTGGTGCAGGAGGTTACCTAACTTCTTTAACATCTTTTCCTTCTGGAGCATCAGGAACTATTACAATTGGCGCAGGTGGCGCAGCAGGACCAGGAGTTAATGCAGCAGGCTCAGGTTTTGGAACTAATGGAACTAATGGAAACACAACAACCTTTGGGTTTGGTTCATTTACTCTTGCCCCTGCAGGTGGTGGCGGTGGTGGTCGTGATAATGGAAGTAGTGGATTTACAGGTACTTCAGGAGCCTCTGGTGGTGGTGGCGCTGGTTCTTCTGGATCAGGTGGCTCCGTTTCTCCTTCTTCTCAGGGTAATGCAGGTGGTGCAGGTAGCGGCACTCGTGGCGGTGGCGGCGGTGGCGCAGGCGCTGCAGGTGTTTCAGGTGCAACTTCAGGAAATGGTGGCGCTGGTGTAGGAATTTGGTATAACGGAACTACAACTTACTTTGCTGGTGGTGGCGGTGCTGGAGCAAGAGGAACAACTGCTGGTTCTGGAGGCATAGGCGGCGGAGGAAACGGCAAAGCAAATGATGAAGGAGCAGGAAATAACGGAGACCGTAACACTGGCGGTGGCGGCGGTGCAGGTGGAAGTTCACCTACTTCTTCTAACTACTATGAAGGTGGTTCTGGTGGTTCTGGTATAGTAATTATCAGATACAAAGCATAACAAAAATTTTTAATGCTATAATAAGTTATACAAACAAGGAGGTAAGTAATGGCACATTTTGCAGAAATTGACGCAGAGGGCACAGTCCTTCGTGTTTTAGTAGTTGCAGATGCACAAGAAGATCGTGGTCAAGAATTTTTGGCAGATGATCTAGGACTTGGCGGTACATGGAAGAAAACTTCTTACAATACCGTCGGAGGAGTACACTCAAATGGTGGAACTCCATACCGCAAGAATTATGCGGGTATTGGCTTTAAGTATGATGCAGGCAGAGATGCTTTCATACCACCTAAGCCATTTGATTCATGGAACCTTAACGAAGACACATGTCTTTGGGAAGCCCCAACACCTATGCCTGTTGAAGAAGGAAAATTCTTCACATGGGATGAAGATACAACCTCATGGAAGGAAGTTGAATAATGTCTGAAGCATTAACAAAGATCGTAGTTGATTGCGCCAGTGGAGAACAAAAGATTGTTCCCTTGACTGCTGCAGAAATTGCACAGCGTGATCAAGATGCAGCAGCCGCTCTAGAAGCAGAAGCAGAGCGTGTAGCAGCAGCCGAAGCATTGGCGGAACTCAAAGCATCAGCAAGAGCAAAACTAATTGCTGGAACACCTTTGACAGAAGAAGAAGCAGCAGTACTCGTAATCTAATTTTAGGAGCAATAAACCGTGGCACTCAGAAGGTTATCTACCTCAAGTATTCAGACTAATGGTAAGTCGTCTAAACTTTGGGATCAGACGACCTTCCAGAGTGGCATGTTTGCTTTGGCTACAGTTACTTTGACTAGTACGGCTTCTAGTATTGTTTTTAGTGATATACCTGCAAATTATACACATTTGCAGATTAGAATGATGGCTAGATCAACTACTGCAAGTACACAAGATGGAATTAAATTAGTATTTAATAGTGATACTACTGCTAACTACTCAAACCACGATTTGTGGGGTAATGGCAGTTCAGTAGGTTCTGGAGCATTAACAGGTGGTAGTGCTACCTATGGAAGAACTTTTGCTATTACAGCAGCAAATGCTTCTGCATCTATTTTTGGGGTAAGCATTATAGATATTGTAGATTACTCAAGTACATCTAAAACTAAAAGTTTTCGTGCAATTACAGGTAATGACCAAAATGGCTCAGGAGAGGTAGATCTTAGTTCTGGAAACTGGAGAAATTCTGCAAATGCTATTAGTACAATCTCTTTGTCTCCAGTAAATGGTTCCACCTGGGCTTCAGGAACAACTGCTGCGTTATATGGAATCAAGGTAGCATAATGCCTATAACAACTACACCCAGTGGTGGTCCTCAAGGAGAGTTTAGTACTTATACCCCAATTTATGCACAAACCTTATCAGGAGCAGTTTCTTCTATTACATTTTCTAATATTCCAACTACTTATACAGATTTGGTAATTGTATCAACTAACATAACAACGTCAAGTGGTTCAGGCTTTGTTTCTTTAAGATTTAACGGTGACTCTGGATCTAATTATTCAAATACTTATTTAACAGGAATAACTTCAGTCACATCAGGAAGAAATTCTGGATCAGTAATATACATTATTGGAGATACAGATACAACAAATCCAACAAGTGGTATTTCACACATAATGAATTATTCCAATGCAACAACTTTTAAAACATCAATAAGCAGATGTGGATATCCAACTGCCAGTACACAACTTCTTGGGCACCTTTGGAGAAATACTTCACCAATTACATCTATAACTTTATATGGAAATGGTAATCTTAATTCTGGTTGTTCATTTACTCTTTATGGAATCAAAGCAGCCGCTCCTGTTCCTAAAGCAACTGGTGGAGATGTTATTACTACAGATGGTACTTATTGGTACCACGCATTTAAAAACTCAGGTATTCTTGATGTAAAAACTGCAATGTCTGTTGACTATTTAGTAGTTGCAGGTGGAGGTGGTGGTGGAGTTGCGGGCGGTGTTGGCGGCGGTGGTGGCGGCGCTGGTGGTTATAGAACTTCTACTTCTTACTCTGTAACACCACAAGGTTATCCCGTAATAATTGGTGCTGGTGGCACAGGTGCTGCTACAACCTATAAAAATCCAAATGGTTCGGACTCAGTTTTTGCGGTAACTACATCTGCGGGTGGTGGCACTGGAGGTTCATACGATTCTTTTAAGGCTGGTAATAGCGGCGGCTCAGGCGGTGGTGGTGGCGGTTACATCGGTGGCGCAGGTGGTGCTGGAAATACACCTTCCACTTCTCCAGTGCAAGGCTATGCTGGTGGAAATGGCGGGTCAGGAAGTACTGGGTATGCTCATGGCGGCGGCGGTGGTGGTGCTGGCAACACAGGTGGTAATGCTTCAGGACAAAATGCTGGAAATGGTGGTCCTGGTCTAAATACTTTATCTTCTTGGCTTAATGCTACTGGCACAGGTGTTAGCGGTTATATTGCAGGTGGCGGTGGAGGCGGCTCATATGATGGCGGTCAAAGTTACTATGCAGGAACAGGTGGTGCAGGTGGTGGCGGAAATGGTGGTGCCCGCTTTATATCAACTGGCACAGCAGGAACAGCAAACACTGGCGGCGGCGGTGGTGGCGACGCAACTGGTGACCCAAAAAATGGTGGTTCGGGTCTAGTTATTGTGAGGTATCCAGTCTAATGCCAAATACAATTATTCCTATTCAGACTTATACACTTACTTCAGATGTTACATCTATAGTTTTTTCTAATATTCCGCAAAATTATACTGATTTGAAGATTGTTTGCTCTGCAAGATCTGGAAGAGATAGTTATGCAGATGACTTAAGAATTACTATTAATGGTAATACTGCTGCAACTTATGCAAATAGAAGAATGTACGGTACTGGAAGTTCAACAGGTGCTGACGGTGGAAGCGCTACTGGACTGACATATGCCTATTCAGGAATAAGTACTGCTACTACAGCAACAGCAGGAGTTTACTCTAATACTGAGTTTTATTTCTCTAATTATACTTCTAATACTAGAAAATTATGGAGTTCTGACGGAACTGCAGAGAACAATGCTACCAGTTCGCAAGTAGGATTTACTTCAAACTCTTGTAGCGACACCAACCCAATAACTTCAATAACCATAGATGGATATAATACTCCAAGAACTTTGTTGTCAGGTTCAACATTTACATTATATGGAATATCTAATGGTGTAAAAGCAACAGGTGGAACACTCACAGTTGCTGGTGGTTATGCTTATCATACATTTACTAGTACTGGATCTTTTATACCTTCCCAGAAAATTACTGGTGCTGAATATTTAGTTATTGCAGGCGGCGGTGGAGGAAGTATAAATGAGGCTGGTGGTGGAGGTGCTGGAGGACTACTTAATCCTGTTTCACAAACTCTTAATTCAGGAACTGTTTATACTGCATTAGTAGGTTCAGGTGGTGCTACAGCGGGTACTAATGGAGTTCGAGGCTCGTCTTCTATATTTTCTACTTTTACTACAGTTGGCGGTGGTGGTGGAGGTAACGGTGGTGTGGCTGGAGCATCAGGAGGTTCAGGTGGTGGAGGAGGTGCTTACGGCAGTAATGCTGGTGGCACTCCAACAGTAGGTCAAGGATATGCAGGCGGAATCGGTTCAGTAATCAATGGTGGTGCTGGCGGTGGCGGTGGTGCAGGTCAGATTGGAACAAATGGAACCGCAACGACTGCAGGTAATGGTGGTAATGGTCTTATTTTTAATTCTTGGGGGTCAGTAACTGGTACTGGTGAATTAGTAGGTGGAGTTTACTACTATGCAGGTGGCGGCGGAGGCGGTGCCTTTACTAATAGTACTCAATCAAGGGGTGGTTATGGCGGTGGCGGTGCTGGAGGCGCTGGAACACCAACGACAGGAACTGCTGGAACAGCAAACACTGGCGGAGGTGGAGGAGGTGGAGGTACTGGTGGAACTATTGTTGGTGGCGCAGGTGGTTCAGGCTTAATTATTATCCGTTATCCACTTTCATAAAATTTAAACAATAAAAAACCCCAAAAGACAAAATGTCTAATGGGGTCTTTTTTATTAAATTTTATGCTTTACATGGATATTTGTTGTACCATTCCTGATACCGTGCCCCATTTAGGGACGACCATGATGACCAATCTGTTCCGCTCTTTGTCATGTGAAGCGCCACCTGTGCATTTGTAACTGGGTTAAATAACTCAGCGTTTGAACTTAAGTCAAACTTCTCCCTGCGATCTGGACCCAATTCACCGATCATGTTTATTTGAAACATTCCGTATGAACTATCTCCAGTTTTTAGGTTGCCATTAAAAGCAAGTGGGCGACCATTAGACTCAGCCTTGGCGATTGCACAAGCAGATCGTAAAGCCTTTCCTTTGAAACCTACTGTCTTTAATAGTTCAACCAACTGCCCATCACTTAAGTTATGAGCATTTTCGTACTTCTCTAACATTTTCTCCTTAGAAACCAAAAAAGCCCCTTTGAGGGCTGATTCCTTTTCCACTGTAGTTTTTATTAGAGTTTTAGTTTCAAGAGCATTAGCGGCGTTGCTAAAAGGTGCAAACAACCCAACCAGTGCTATTAAACCTAACCAAACCCCTTTATTCTTGTCTCTCATTGTATATTACCTCCTAGAGCAAAATTGCTACCTCACGGTAGCCTTAATCTAATTGTAGCACGAATTTGCTTTAAAAAACAAGTTTTAACAATATTTTTTTATTTTATTATAAATGTTATGCTTGGAAGTGGTATAATAATTGAATGGCTGAAACAACTATTTATGATTTACCCTACCCAACAAACACAGATCCTGTAGATGTTGCTGGGGATATTCAATCATTAGCAGAAGCAATAGATGCCGTATTACCTACAATTGGTCTTCCATTTCATACCCTTGAAATTCGCAATGTTAGCGGGGTATCAATTGCAAAAGGAGATCCAGTATACATAACAGGATATTCAACTAAACCAACAGTAGCAAAATCAGATATTGCAACAATTGGTACATTTCCAGTAGTTGGTTTGGCGCAGTCTGCAATTGGAAATAACTCAGATGGCATTATTGTTATCTCTGGTGTTTTTACTGATATTAATACCGCTTCATATACAGCAGGAGATGTTTTATATGTAGCATCTGGTGGAGGGCTTACAGCAACTAAGCCAGCATCAAATGTTGTCACTGTTGGAGTTGTTGCAAAATCTAATTCAACAAGTGGTGTTATTATTGTTTCATCCCCACGATCAAGGGCAGCAACTTGGGGAGCACTTAAGGAAGGCTTACTATAATGGCTACATACAGAGGGCAAGGATCAGATTCTTTTTCTATTGGAGCAGCCCCACCAAATGTTCTTTGGACAGTAGTTCGTGGAGACACAGCAGCATTTAGAGTTTATGTAACAGATGAAAATCGTAATCCACTAACCATTAGCGAGTGGACTATCTCGATGGATATTGTTAGACCATCAACTAGCAATACATTAATTGTTTCACTTTCTCCAGAAGTAACTCTACAAGATGACGATGGTGAGTTTACTGTTTCACTTACTTCTGGTGAATCAGAAGATCTTGAGACTGGTGATATTTTTGACATTCAATTATCTGACGCTACCCGCACATGGACAATCTGCAAGGGTACTATAACAGTAATTGAAGATGTAACTTCTGCTGAGAGTTAATTATGCCAGTTGAAAAAATTACTACCCTTGAAATTGCGAAGGTATCGGTAAAGCCAACTGAATATACAGATGTAAACATAACAAGAATAGGAACCACTCTTGCAGAGGTTCAGGGAATATACCCATTCAAGGTTAGGTTTAAAGATATTGGTTATCCTGGTTTTTCAACAAACACAACTCCAGGAATTGGCATAGCAGTCATCGGTAGTACCTTCTACATTTTATGATATAATCACATATATGGCTATAGTACCAATAACCACGCTAAAGACAAAGTTTGAGTCTGGAGATAGACCTACTGGACAAGACTTTGCAGACTTAATTGATACTACCTCATACCGTGCAGAAGCATTAGGTGGAGATGGCAACAATTCATCAACAATAACAGGTATTGAAACAGCAACAGTATTTGACACTATTGATACCAGTGTCTGGAGAACCATAAAGTATCTTATTCAGGTTTCACACCCATCTACAAGTGTATATAAGAGTACAGAGATAAACATAGTTTTTGATGGAACAAATCAAAATATAACAGAGTTTGGCACGGTATCCAATACGGCAAATGCTATTGGAAATATCACTGCTAATTTAAATTCTGGTATAATCAGTATGACGGTAACACCCGTACTATCGCCGATGACCATTCGGTACTATCGAACTGGTTTGAAGGCATGACCCAAAGGAGCACCACATGGCAACAGTAGACAAAGCCTTTAGAATCAAAAATGGCTTAGTTGTTGAGGGTAGTACTGCTACCGTCAATGGACACGATGTACTTACAAAATCAATCATAAATGCAAAAGGTGATTTAATTGTTGGTACTGCAGATAACACAACAGATATTTTAACTGCTGGAACAAACGGATATGTTTTAACAGCAGACTCAAACGAAGCAAAAGGACTAAAATGGGCAGCAGCCCCAGCAGTCGGATCATTTGAAACCTCAATTGTTTTTGAAGGTGCAACAGCCGATTCTTTTGAAACAACTCTTCAGGTAACTGACCCAACAGCAGATCGTACAATTACACTTCCTGACGTAACAGGTACTGTTGTAACAACTGGCGATACGGCAACTGTAACAAATGCAATGCTTGCAGGATCAATTGCAAATGATAAACTTTCAAATTCAGCAATTACTATTAACGGTACATCAACATCTCTTGGTGGTTCACGTACATTAGGTTCTGACGATATTGCAGAAGGTTCAACAAATAAATACTTTACAGATGAAAGAGCGCAAGATGCTGTAGGTAATGCAGTTGGCAACGGACTTTCATATGATGACAGCACTGGAGCAATTTCTGTAAATACAAGTACAATCCAGGCAAGAGTTGCAGATGTTTCCGATACTGAAATTGGATACCTTAATGGTGTAACTTCTGCTATTCAGACACAACTAGATGCAAAGTTTGCAACAGCAAATGCTTCAACATCAAATATTTCAGAAGGAACAAACCTTTACTTCACAGACGAAAGAGCACAAGACGCTGTTGGAAATTCTGTAGGCAATGGTCTTGATTATGATGATTCTTCAGGAGCAATTTCTGTAGACCCTTCAGAGTTTGCACTAAGCGCAGTTGGAGCACCAACTGGAAATGTTAGTCTAGCAACTTACAAGATTACAAGTCTTGGAACACCAACTGATTCGACAGATGCTGCTACAAAGGCTTATGTAGACTCAGTTACAGAAGGTCTACATATTCATGAGTCTGCTCGTGCAGCAACAACAGCAAACGTTAACCTAGCAAATGCTCTTGAAAATGGAGATACTCTTGACGGAGTAACCCTTGCAACAGGAGATCGTGTTCTTGTTAAGAACCAGACAACACAATCTGAAAACGGTATTTACGTAGTTCAGGCTTCTGGTCAGCCAACTCGTGCTACAGACTTTGATACTGCTACTGAGGTTGATTCTGGTGACTTCATATTCGTATATGCAGGTACAGTTAATGCCAGCACTGGATGGGTACAAACAAACAAGCCAGCAACAATTGGAACAGACGCAATCGTATTTACTCAGTTCTCAGGTTCTGGTACATACCTAGCAGGTAATGGTTTAACATTAACTGGTAATACATTTACCATTAATACAACAATTACTGCAGATTTATCTACAGCGCAAACATTAACAAATAAGTCAATTAGTGGTTCAGCAAATACACTAACAAATATTCCAAACAATGCTTTGTCAAACTCAGCAATTACAATTAATGGTACGTCCACATCACTTGGCGGAACTCGTACATTAGGATCTGATGATATTGCTGAAGGATCTACAAACAAGTATTTCACTGACGAAAGAGCACAAGATGCAGTGGGTGGAATTCTTGGATCTGGTCTTACATACGCAGATGCAACACCTGCAATCACAGTAGATTCTACAGTTGTTCAGTTAAGAGTGGCAGATGTTTCAGATACAGAAATTGGATATCTTAACGGTGTTACTTCAGGCATTCAAGCACAACTTGATACAAAGGCTGCGTTAGTATCTCCATCATTTACAACACCAAACATTGGTGCTGCATCAGGTACAAGCCTTGCATTAACAGGTTCAATTACTCTTGCTGATGCTCTTATTGGAACAGCAACACAGGCACTTACTGATGGAAATGCAACTGTTATAGACTCTTGGTCAGCAACTGCATACCGTTCAGCAAAGTATCTTGTACAAATGGTTAACGGTAATGACATTGAAGTTCTAGAAGTTCTAGTAACTGTTAATGGAGAAAACAATGTTTATCTAACTGAATATGCGGATGTTCAGAGTAATGCACAGATTGGTACAACAGATGCAGACTATTCAGGTGGAAATGTTCGCCTAAAGGTTACAGCATCAAATGGTACAACAGTAAAGGTTCACAAGACGCTTATCGAAGCGTAATGTGGGCTGAAGGGACAGTGAACTTCAGTGGCAACTAATAATAAAGACTTTGTTGTAAAACAAGGTATTAAGGTCGCTACTGGAGTTACTTTTCCTGATAATACTGTACAAAATACCGCAGCCCTTACGGTTGGAAGTACATTTCCAGTAAGCCCCTCTAATGGTCAATTATTTTTATATACTGTTACAGAAAGAATTTACTATTACTTAAATGGTGAGTGGAACCCAATAGCAACATATCTTGATGCTCAATATGAATATGATGGAAATGGTATGACCTATCCAACATTATTTGCTACACTAAACGGTGGTGCTCCAAACACTACTTTTACAAACGCTTTACCTTCAGCAGATGGTGGTAGTCCAAGTGAACAATTCTGATATAATAAACGTTGGAGGATTAATAAATGGCAACTAGGATTCAAGTTCGTAGAGGTACTACCTCCGAGTGGAATACTGCAAATCCAACCCTTACTGAAGGTGAAATCGGCTATAACAGCACCCTTGGTCAAATTAAAGTCGGCGATGGTGTTACTAACTGGTCTGGATTAGACTATATTGTAAGTTCATCTTCGTTAGATACTAGTCTTGGTTCTTATATTCCAGATAGTGAAAAAAGTGCAGTCAATGGTGTTGCAGAACTTGATGCAAGTAAAAACATTCTTGCTCCAGCGGGTATTGTTTTTGAAGGTACAGAAGATGCTCATGAAACCACTTTAGTAGTAACAGACCCAACTGCTGACAGAACCATTACATTTCCCAACGCTACAGGAACAGTAGCATTAACAACAGATCTTTCTTCATATGCTACTTTAGCAAACCCAACATTTACTGGAACTGTTAATGCAGCAGATTTAACCCTATCTGGTAATCTAACTGTCAATGGAACCACTACAACAGTAAACTCAACAACTGTTAATATTCAAAATGCTTTTGTTTTTGAAGGTACAACAGCAGACGCATTTGAAACTACTTTAACAGTTACAGATCCTACTGTTGATAGAACTATTACTCTTCCAGATGCTACAGGAACTGTACAACTTAGAGTTGAAAATGTTGATGATACAGAGATTGGCTATCTCAATGGAGTTACTTCAGCAATTCAAACACAATTAGATGGAAAAGTAGATGAATCGTTGTTTGATGCTAAAGGAGATCTTTTAGTTGCTTCTGCAGATAATACTCCAGCAAAACTTGGGGTAGGTACAAACGGATATATCCTTACCGCTAATTCATCTGCAACAAATGGAATTGAATGGGCAGCAGCGCCTATAAGCCTTCCTTCACAAACTGGGAACTCAGGAAAATATTTAACCACAGATGGAACTACTGCTTCTTGGGGAACAGTATCTTCATACTCTGCTCCAACGCTTGGGTCAACGTCTATAGGATCAGGATCTACTGTAACAAATATTGATGGTTTAACTATTAACTCAACAACCATTCCTTCATCAGCAACACTACTTACTTCAGGTGGTGCACTAGGAACTCCTTCCAGCGGTACATTAACTAATGCTACTGGTCTTCCTGTTAGTGGTATTACATCTTCAACTTCAGCAGCATTAGGTCTTGGAAGCATTGAGTTAGGTCATGCTACAGATACAACCATCTCTAGAGTGTCTGCTGGCGTGGTGGCAATTGAGGGTGTAAATGTTGTAACAACATCATCAACAGATACACTAACAAACAAAACACTTTCAAGCGCTGTTGCTACAACAGCATTTACACTTAATGCTACAGCAGAACTTAGATTAGCAGACACAGACTCAACACATTATGTTGGCTTTAAGTCTCCTGGTACAGTTACCACAAATAGAATCTGGACACTTCCAAGCGCAGATGGAACAAGTGGACAAACATTGTCTACAAATGGATCAGGTACACTTTCTTGGTCAACTCCTGCAGCAGGTGCAGCATTTAGCGAACTTATGCTAATTGGTTGCTAGTACTTTATTATAACAAAAGTACTTAACTCTAAACTAAACATTTACTGTCTAATTTATGCGTATTTTCTTTTTATAAATTTGTGATATACTAGGACTACTTCCGAATTTGTGAAGTACTCTATTAATTTTCTATGAAAGGTAAATAAATGTCAGATGTTTTCTCATTCCGTTTGTCGGAGGATTTTGTAAATAAATATAATAATGTGCCAGCACCGTTTGGCTTTTCAGACGCAGGCTCAAACTCGTTAGGAGAAATTACATTTATTCGTACATATTCTCGTGTTAAAGAAGACGGTACAAAGGAACGCTGGCATGAGGTTTGCCGTCGTGTAATCGAGGGTATGTATTCAGTACAAAAGAACCATGCTAAAGATAATCGCCTACCATGGAACGATAACAAAGCACAGAAGTCTGCACAAGAAGCCTTTCAAAGAATGTTTGAGTTAAAGTGGACACCACCAGGTCGTGGACTCTGGGCATTTGGCACACCTATGACTATGGAGAAGCGTAACTCTGCTTCCCTTCAAAACTGTGCTATGGTATCCACTCGTGATATTGATCGTAATGATCCAGGAGCCTTGTTCGCTTGGGTAATGGATGCATTGATGTTAGGTATAGGTGTAGGGTTTGATACCATTGGTCAGGATAAGCAGATGCCTATCTATGCTCCTACAGAACCAGCCTCAATCTATGAAATCCCAGACACCCGTGAAGGTTGGGTAGAATCAGTTCGTCTCTTAATTAACTCCTTCCTGCGCCAAAATCAACCTATCCAAGAGTTCAACTATGACCTTATCCGTCCTCTAGGAGCCCCTATTAAAGGCTTTGGAGGCGTTGCAAGCGGTCCAGCACCACTTATTGATCTCCATACACGGATTCGTAATGTAATTGGCTCTAGAGCGGGAGAAGTTCTTGATTCTCGTGCTATTGTCGACATTGTAAATCTTATTGGGACATGTGTAGTATCTGGCAATGTTCGTCGCTCAGCAACTCTTGCTTTGGGCTCTCCTGGAGATGAAGGTTTTATTAATCTTAAAAATCCAGAGGTATTTCCAGAACGCAACTCATATGATCCAGAAAAACCAGGTTGGGCATGGATGAGTAATAACTCTATTGCTGCAGAAGTAGGAACAAAGTATGAAGACTATGTTGACCTAATTGCAGATAATGGTGAGCCAGGTTTTATTTGGCTTGATGTTGCTAGAAACTTTGGTCGTCTTGCAGATCCTGCAGATGGAAAAGATTCTAGAATTATGGGTTTTAATCCTTGTGCAGAGCAGCCATTGGAATCATATGAACTTTGTACACTTGTAGAAGTGCACTTAAACCGTCATGAATCTAAAGAAGACTTTCTAAAGACATTGAAGTTTGCATATTTGTATGGTAAGACTGTTACTCTTATGCCAACGCATTGGCAACAGACAAACGGTATTATGCAACGTAACCGCCGTATTGGTACATCTCTTACAGGTATTGCTGCATTTGCTGATGAGCACGGTCTTCCAGTTATTCGTGAATGGATGGATGAAGGATATAATACAATTCGTAAATACGATCATTCCTATTCCGAGTGGCTATGTGTTCGTGAATCAGTTCGTGTAACAACTGTTAAGCCTTCAGGATCTGTCTCACTTCTCTCTGGTGCTACACCTGGAGTTCACTGGGGACCTGGCGGAGAATTCTATCTTCGTGCTATTCGTTTTGGAGATCAAGATCCAATGCTTCATTTATTTAAAGCAGCAGGGTATAAGATTGAAGCAGATCTTGTATCAGCAAATACACAAGTTGTATATTTCCCAGTTGCGTCAGGACATAAGCGTTCTGAGAAGCAGGTTAGCCTATTTGAAAAAATTGGTTTGGCAGCAACTGCTCAGAAGTACTGGTCAGATAATGGTGTTTCTGTAACACTATCATTTGATAAGGAAGAAGAGAAAAAGTTTGTTGCTCCAGCACTCAACATGTACGAGGGACAACTCAAGGCAGTCTCATTCCTTCCAATGGGAAATAAGACTTATCCGCAACAGCCTTATACAGAGATCACACGAGAAGAATATAATGCTTACGTAGGAACAATTGGCAAGATTGACTGGTCTGCTATTTATGATGGCAAGGATAATCTAGATGCCGAGTCTGAAAAGTATTGTTCTACAGATGCTTGTGAGATCAAACTTTATTAGTCTCTAGCCTGCTATAATAAGGGGATAGGAGAAAAATGTCTAACCCTTCCAATTTATATGCAGAAAAGATATACAGCGAACATCCGCTAGTTCTTTGGGCGTTAGATGATCAGGCTGATTACATAACCCTAATTACTGAGGCTCAACGTGATGTTGAGAATGAGTGGTCAGTAACTGGCGGTACTGCTTCAGAAGGAACAACAACAGATGAGCCATTTAAAGATAGCATAACTGTAGAACTTCAAGGAGATGTCCCAACTGGAGCCACTAATGATATTATTTGTATTAGTCCAGATTTAGTAAATTTTCAAGACTTAAACTCTGATCTTGGTACATTTTCTGTTGGTGGGTACTTTTATTCAAACAGCGCCTATTTAGATTCAGTTTCAATTGGATACGAATATACAGATACTACAACATCTTTGACAGTGCAAAAACTAGAAACTTTTGATACAAATCTTTTCCAAAAATGGGGTTTTATATCTGGAACATTTGAAATCCCTAATGAGTTTACTAATCTTCGTGCAGTTGTAAAAATTGCCACAGTAAGTGGTGGACCAACCCCAGAAGCCTATCAATTTTATTTAAACGGAATAAGTGTTGGTCAATGGTCTGAAGAGTTTAACACAACGTCTTTAGGAATTACACCCCAGACTTTTCCATCAACTATAGCAATTACTACAACAGACAAAGTTGTTCCAGCAGCAGCATACGGTTTATCTGGAAACCAGGGCTACTACATTGTAAATAATAATGCTTTGCTTGCTAAAAATACAAGCATCCCTCTTGTTTATGGAGCATCAGGTGTTACTAGATTAATTCCAAATGATTCAGGAAGACCTTCTTTGATAGTCCCAGGAAAAGGATTTTTAAATGAGGTAGGAAGATATAAAGAATATACTGTAGAGTTTTGGGCAAGAATTAACTCAAGTGCATCAACACCAAAAAGAATATTTGGTCCTATTGCTGGATCTAATGGTCTTTATGTTGAGGGTGGATTTTTAACTCTTGTAATAGGAGATAACTTTGCTTCACACTTTGTTGGTGAATGGGTTAGACCAATGCTTATCCAGGTTCGTTTAATTAGAAACTCAGCAACAGTATTATTAAATGGTGAAGAGGTTATATCTATGGCAATAGATACTGCAACTATTGCTTTGCCAGAAGAAACACTAAATGGAGATTCACAAGACTGGCTTGGCTTTTATGCCTACTCAGATGTTACTCCAGTAGAAATTGACTGTGTTGCAATATATTCATATCAAATTCCAATTACTGTTGCAAAGCGTAGATGGGTATACGGTCAAGGTGTTTTGTCTCCAGAAGGTATTAACTCAGCCTACGGTGGAACATCTGCTTTTATAGATTATCCATTTGCCGATTATACTTCTAACTATACTTACCCAGATTTTGCACAATGGCAGCAGGGTAGTTTTGATAACTTAACTACAACTTCAACATCTTTGACAACTCCAGAATATGAACTTCCAGAAATATTTTTAGATTCAAAAACACTACAAGACCTATATGATGATTGTCAGGCAGTTCAAACAGTAGAGTCTGGACCAATTGAACCTTATAAATTCATTACATTTAGACCTAATGTTGGATGGAATTCAGAACAATGCTATTTTAACTTCCCAAGGTTTAATATATTAAATGATCAGGTAAAGGCTATATATGGAGTATTCAGTACATCAGACATAGGACCAGAGTCGGGACCAACCGTACAGCCACAAACACTAATCAAGATATATAGCACATTAACTGGAGATTACTTTATAATTAAGCAAGAAGAAGATGTTATTAAATATGTTCTTAACTATAATGGAACAGATGAAGAGTTATACACAACAGCATCTTTAGAGTCTGATCAGTTGTTTTCTGTTGGAATTAACCTAGATGATATTTCAAATAATTTTGGAGAAAATGTTTCAGCATTTTTTGGTAATCAAAATGGGCTACAAACATACATCGGCGGAGATGAAGAACCACTAAATACTTTTACTGGTAAAATTTATTCGTTTGGTCTATGTACTGGATTTAATGCTTCTAGTATTTCTGATTACTTTTTGTCTACTGGAATAGCAATATTTGATGACCTATCAATTAGCGGAGTGCTGGAAGAAGAAAATGCTATTGCTCTAATAGCCCATACAGCAAGTTATACATTATTGCCAACAGAGGCTTATGACAAGTTCTTCTTAGATATTGGTGTTTCTGGATATTGGCAAGACTATCTTCCACTATCATATTTTGCTCAATTTGTAACTAATGATGTTGGCAACCAATTTTATGATTTAGATTTTTTACAGTTTAATATAGGATATCCATCACCAGATAAACTTTCAGAAACTGAGACGGTACTAGAAAGTTGGACCTACGGCGATCTAAAAGAAGAATATAAGAACCCATTTCAGCATACTTACGCACAGTTAGATAATATACTTCACACTGGGTGGGCTAACTATCAAGATATGCTAGAAAAGTCTGCAAAGTTTTATGAGTATGATACGTCAAGCGCTTCTATAAGAAGTTATATAACCTTCCAGTATATTGCCGAAGGTGCAAACGCTTTGCAAGATTCTTTTACTATTGTAGAGACTCCAAAGAGTGATAAGATAATTGATATAGATCAGCATCCATCTTGGGCAACAACAAAGTTTGAGGTTGTTGACAATACCCTTATTTACCCAACAAAGACTGTAGACTTTAATGACTTGGCTATTGTTTTTCATTTAGAGTTTAAACTTAGAAATATTTTAACAAAGCCTATAAAACTAAGCAGGCTAGAATTTGCATCACAGGCATTGAACAATAACTCGTTTAACCCAATTGGAACCAGATTTGGTCTTAACGTATTTCCATACAAGCGCTCTGGCATTTACTATGACTATAAATCAAAGAACCCATTTAGCATTTATAAGGGAAGCACGCCATATCTATACCTAAATAGAAAAACTGGAATACAGGTTCGTGGAGAATTTGATCAGCAGGTTAATCGTGGTATTGCTGTTCCAATCAACCAAGAGCAAGCAGCAAACTATCGTGTAAGTGCTGCTCAAATTTGGATGAGATATGATGATGAGCAGTTCCCAATTATTCCAACAGAGTTGTTTGAAATTGACTATAAAGGTGACACAATTAAGTTTTATATGGTTGCCGATAGTGAAAAGGGAACAAGGGCAAAGATATATGCAAAAAGCCTAGCCTCTGGTTTACCATTTAATGGACTAGCCTATTACTGGAATGGAATATTGGTTAGAGAGCCAGTCTTAACAGTTAAAGAGTGGGGTGTACTAGGAATTGCATTTGGAACAGCCCTAAACTTTGATGCATACCTTGGCGGTATTAATCTAACAGGACCAATGCTATTTAATAATATAGCCTACTACCAGGCTAATAATCTACAGCAGGTACAGAGTACTATTACTAGACCTTGGCTTAGGGTTAAGACTGATGGAGTTACAAACTACCAGTGGCAGTACTGGCTAAATAACTTTACTTGGGAAGGTGTATTGGTAGTTGAGGCTTCAGACCTATACGGAGTTAACCCTGCAGATGTTTATAAAACCTACCTTGGAACTAATAAGATTATCATTGATGACTCTGAAGGCATGATATTTGATGCTGAAAAGTTGAGACTGTATTCCGATACAGATTGGCAGACCACGGTCAAGATTCCAGTATAGTATGCTATACTTGTGGTTATGGATGACAAAATTCTTGAAAAAGTTGGCAATGTCCGACGCAAAGTAATAGAAAAAGACTACAATTGGGGTCTATACGTGTACAAAAAGTCAGATGGCAATTGGTTTACTGACGGAAGCGGTAGTGTTTTAAACATACCTTCAGAGCGTGGAGATATCTCAAAGATTGCAGAATTAAGAAAAGCCGCTATGCACTATGGCGATGATGGTGAAGGAAAGCCCGTTTTTGTTCCTGGGCTAACAAGAATTAGCGAAGAAGAGTATTCTGAGCAAATGGATAGAATGAAGAACGGTTTGATTCCTTCTATGAATGACCACGGTGCTTGGGTAGCAGCACGACAAACCTATGATAAGTATGGTAGCGATGACTGATGATTATATAAGAGTTGGGTTAAACACCCAGCCAAAAGAAGATAGCCCATTTAAGGAACAAGATCCTTTTAATAAGTCTTGGGAAAACCTTAAAGACTATAATGGTTTAAATCAAAACTTTCGTAGAAAAACTTCACGGAATGTTGCAAAGGCAGTTATTACTCCAACAGCAGCATATCTAGATGCAGCAAATGCAACACCATCTGGTGTAGATGCATCATCAAAGGCAATCAATCCTGGAACTGTATATCGTAATGGTTATGGTCTATTTGATGTAATTACTCCACCATATAACATGTATGAGTTGGCTAACTTTTATGATACTTCATTTGCTAATCACGCTGCTATTGATGCAAAGGTAGAAAACGTTGTTGGTCTTGGATACTACTTTGAGGTAGCAGATAGAACAATGTTAAGGTTTGAAATGAATGATGATCAAGGAGCAGTTGACCGTGCTCGTCGCCGTATTGAAAGAATGAAGTTAGAATTAAAGGATTGGCTAGAAAACCTTAATGATGATGATTCTTTTACAAAGACAATGGAAAAGTTTTATACAGATGTTCAGGCTACAGGTAACGGCTTCCTAGAAATTGGTCGTACCGTAACTGGAGAGATTGGATATGTTGGTCATATTCCAGCAACAACTGTTCGTGTCCGCCGTCTTCGTGATGGATATGTTCAAATTATTGGAAATTCCGTAGTTTACTTCCGTAATTTTGGGGCTAACAATCAAAACCCAATGACTGCTGACACAAGACCAAATGAGATTATTCATTATAAGGAATACTCTCCTCTAAACACATACTATGGTATTCCAGATATTGTTGCTGCATTGCCATCTCTTATTGGAGATCAACTTGCATCACAATACAATATTGACTACTTTGAGAATAAGGCTGTTCCTAGATATGTTGTTACCTTAAAGGGTGCAAAATTATCTGCTGAGGGAGAAGACAAGATGTTTAGATTCTTGCAGACTGGACTTAAGTCTCAGTCACACAGAACTCTTTATATCCCGCTTCCTGGAGATACTGATCAAAACAAGGTTGAGTTTAAAATGGAGGCTGTTGAAAACGGCATTCAAGATGGCTCATTTAAAGAGTATCGTAAACAGAACCGTGATGACATTCTCATTGCCCATCAAGTTCCAATCTCTAAGTTAGGTGGAGCAGATTCAGGCATTGCTGCAGCACTTTCACAGGATAGAACTTTTAAGGAGCAGGTTTCACGCCCAGCCCAAAAGCACTTGGAAAAGGTTGTCAATAAGATTATTAAAGAAAAAACAGATATACTTGAACTTAAGTTTAATGAACTTACCTTGACTGATGAAATTGCACAATCACAGATTATTGAAAGATATGTAAAGACACAGGTTATGACTCCAAACGAGGCTCGTGAGAAGTTGGACTTGCCACAAAGGGCAGATGGCGATGAACCATTTGTAATGTCACCACGTCAAGCAACTGACTCCAGAGCAAATCTGGCAGGGAACCGTGAAAGAGATGCTGAGAGAACTAATAACAATTCAGACTCTACTACAACGGTGGCTGGACGCAATCCACAAGGAGAAGGTAGAGCATCTCAATAATTGAGATAACGTTGAAAATGTTTGGTATAATGGTATCGATATGTTAATAAATAAGGCTCATTGGGTGACTGATGGCGACAATGTTCGTCTATCAATGCCTATTGGAAAAGTTGATGTTGAGCGCCGTATGGTGTCAGGTTTTGCCACTCTTGATAATATTGACAAGCAGGGCGACATTGTAACCACAGAGTCTAGTATAAATGCATTTAAGAACTTCCGTGGAAATCTACGTGAGATGCACCAGCCTTCAGCAGTTGGTAAGATTGTTTCTTTTAAAGAAGATCGTTACTTCGATCCAAGTACAAAAAAGTTTTATAGTGGAGTATACGTTTCAGCGTATGTTTCAAAGGGTGCACAGGATGCCTGGGAGAAAGTTCTAGATGGAACTTACACAGGATTCTCTATTGGTGGAAACATCAAGACCTGGGATGATGCATTTAATGAAGAGATGGATAAGACAATTCGTGTTATCAAGGAATATGATCTTTTTGAACTCTCATTAGTTGACTCCCCTGCAAATCAGTTTGCAAATATTGTATCAATTGAAAAACAAGATGGTCACAATGTTCTTGGTGGTTTGATTTCAAAGGTAGATACAGAAAATATTTTTTATGATCAAGAATCAGGAATGGTTATCCTATCAGATGCAGAAACAGTTTCACACCCAGTTACTGAAAAGCAAATGAAAAACATTGGTTTTGTTGAAAAGAATGATAATGAAAAAGCAGAAATGATAAAGTTCTTAGTTGATAGTGCTAAAGGCATTAGTACAATTAAGATTACAAAGGAGGTTAGTCCTATGAATGAAACAACAGAAACAGCAGTTGATGCTGCAGTTGAAGAAGTTCAGGTCGCTCCAGAGGCACAGCCAGCAGAAGTTGTAGAAACTCCTGCAGTCGTTGACGAAGCACCAGCAGTTGAAGAACTTGCAGTTGCCAAGTCAGATGATGGTAGTGCAGATTCTTCTGTCGAAAAAACAGAAGAGGGAGAAGTTGTTGCAACAGAAACTGTTGTAGCAAAGTCTGATGAAGCAATTGTTGAGGCAGTTGCAGAAATCAAGAATTCTCTTACAAATGCCTTTGGCGATCTTGCAACAACTATTAAGTCTCTTAACGAGCAAATTGTTGCACTACACAAATCTCTTGACACCGTATCAGGTGAGGTTAAGACCGTATCTGATGAGGTAAAAAATGTCAAGGGAGTTTTTAATGAGTTTGGCAAGCGAGTAGATGCCGTAGAGCAAGATACCGCTTTCCGCAAGTCTGGCGATCTAGGCGAGGTCGTGCAGTTTGAGCCTACCAAGGTTCAAAAATCCCTATGGGGCGGTCGTTTCCTCACATCAACCGACCTATTTAACTAAGGTAAAAATCACTAGGAGGTGAACAATATGTCGGAACAAAATAACAATCTAGAAAAGAACTACCCTGGATCAGGCGGAGCAGGCAATGAGATTAACTCTCAGGGCGGTTTCGTATCTGGTGGTGTTGGTAGTGCAACTGGTTTAGACTCTGCAGGATCATCTGTAGGATCACAACTCGGTAACACTGCAACAGCAGCATTCGGATCAACATCTGGACCAAACGCAGTAAACCCAACTGGCGCTGCAGGTGGTATTCTAGCACCAGAGCAGGCTCGTCGCTTCATCGACTACGTGTGGGATGCAACAGTTCTCGCCAAAGATGGTCGTAGAGTTACAATGCGTGCTAACACAATGGAGATCGAAAAGGTCAACGTTGGAGAACGTGTAATCCGTGCTGCTGCTCAAGGAGCACCAGACTACACAAACGCAGGCGCTACTTTTACTAAGGTAGAATTGACAACCAAGAAGATTCGTCTTGATTGGGAAGTCTCTACTGAAGCACTAGAAGACAATATTGAAGGCGGTGCACTTGAAGATCATCTAGTTCGCTTGATGACTAATGCATTTGCTAACGATATCGAAGACCTTGCAATTAATGGTACAGGAACAGGCGCAGATGCCTTCCTTTCCATCATGCCTGGCTTTATCAAGCAGACCCGTGGAACAGTCGGAAACGACGCACACGAGTACGCAGCAACCGTTTCAGACAACAACTACACAACATCAGTAATGCAGGGCTTGCTTCTAGCAATGCCACGCAAGTACCGTGCACTTAAGTCAAACCTTAAGTTCTATGCAGGTACTGACGCTTTTGCTGGTATTGTTCGTAACAACGGTACACTAGCAGATGCTATTTCATCAGCGTTCTCAGATCGCATTGGTAGCACACAGGCAAACCGTCAAGAATTCCTTGATGGAACTGCACAAACACTTGGTAATTCACGTACAACTCGTGTACTTGGTGTAGATGTTCTTGAGGTTCCTTACTACCCTGCAGGTTATGTCGACTTGACATTCCCTCAGAACCGTGTATGGGGCTTCCAACGTGATATCACAGTAAATCGTGAGTACGTTGCAAAGAAGGACACAATCGAATACACAGTATTCGTACGTTTTGGTATCCAATGGGAAGAACTAGATGCAGTCGCTTATGTCGACTCAGATAGTGCTGATTCCTAAGATTTAACCAATCACTTATAGGGAGGGTAGCGTAAAAACTACCCTCCTTATTCTTTTCTGGTATAATTACAAATAAGCATAGGAGATTTTATGAAACCAACAATGGAACAATTATCAAAGCAAACCGTTATGGAACTAAAGTCCTATGCCAAAAAGAACGGCATTGATCTATATGGGTCAAATACTAAATTAGAAATTCTAGAAGTTATTGCATCATTCTTCCCACCAACAATAGATGGCGTTGAAGTTAAGCCAGAAGATCCAAAAGAGAAGGTTGCAATTTACTCAGATAAAAACCTACATATGGATAACCTTAAGCCTATAACTGTAGGCTATAACATCGTCTCAAAGGAGGCATCGGAAAAGTGGCTCACTCACAGGTTAGTGCGAATAGCATCTCCTGAAGAAGTAGCCTCATACTACGGTAAACAAGCATGAATATTTTAAGAATTCCACCATACCCACTTTCAGTTACTTATACAGTTCCAGATAATAACGCTGACTATATTTTGGTTATTGAGGATGTTGCAGAACAAACAGAAGTAGAGGAGTTCATAACCTCTAATGCAAATTCTCAACTTACATATTCTTTAACTGGAGACTTTGTGAAGTATGATAAATCCTATGCCCTTAGCATCTATGAGGATGTTGATGGAGAGCGTGGAGATATTGTAGTTGAAGATAACTTAGATGTTGCTAGACCATATGTAAACCCAACTACATTAGCCACTTCTGGAACAGCAACAGATATTGCTGCATACACAGAATATGAAAGCCTTGCAAGAGCAATCATTGACGCAATAACTGGTGGTTTCTATTATGATAGAACATATCTAGAGGTTGTCGGTCAAGGTACAGACTATGTACCACTTTGGAAAAGAACACATAAGATTTTAAAGGCATACGAAAATGCAGAGTTAGTTTATGACCTTAGCGATACAGTTAATGGTCCAGCCTTAAAATCTTATAACTATATAATTACTAAAGATAAGTCTGCTATTACAAAAGACCCAATTGAAACAACAGATGCTATGAACCGTGCAGAAAGAAAATACCCAAGTATTCCTGTAGCGCCTTCAGACTCAATTAGTCTTTTTGATACAGAGGATAGTGGCAATGTTCAGACTATAGTCCCAGCCGTAGCGTTTCCAGAAGGAACTGACTATATCTTTTTGTTAGAAACTGGATATAAGGTAGTCCCATCAGATATTACAGATGCAGTAAAAATGTTAATTGAAGATATCAAATGTGGAAAACTTGACTACTATAAGAGATATATTAAAAACTATAGCACAGACCAGTTTAAGATTGAATACGATAAGAGAATGATAGACGGCACTGGCAATATTCTGGTTGACAAGATATTAGATAAATACGTAGAAACGATTATCCGTCCAGGAGTCTTATAATGGAATGCTGTCCAGAAACAGATTTCATGTACCCGATGAAGGCTGATATCTACTACCCAATAATTAAACAAACCCAATATGGTCAGGCTACAAAAGATTGGGTATTTGACAGAACAATTATATGCAACGCAACAAATGTTGGTGGTGCAGGAACAGAAGATATTAAGCCTGAAACATTTTTACAGTATGAAAATAAACTAATTGCCAGAACAAAAAATGATCCAAGAATATCATCTACAAATTCTGAAAACGCTATTACAAATATTCTAGTTACAAACATAAGAAGTGCTAATGATGATATTATTTATAAAGAGACTGCAGGGGCTAGAGCAGGAAGAGGAACCATTTACGAAATGGCTACAGTAGAGCCTTTCCTAGGACCTTTTGGAAGTGTCGAATATTTTAAGATGCTCTGGCGTAGGACAGAGAATCAAACAGTGAGTGACTAATGAGAATAACAACAAACTCAAAACAATTTGAATCTCAGGTTGGTAATATTATTAAATACTCTATGGGATTTTTAGATGGTGTGCAAAAAGGTAAGTCAGTATTTTTAAAAAATCTTGGTGCAGGAACAATACAAGCAATGGCTGCATATGTAGATGTTTCTGCTAAAGGTAATCCTAATGCCCTACACCATGTGTACGAGTGGTACCAAACAGGAAGCCCTAGCGCAAGACTATTTGACATAGACTATACAGTTAGTAATCTTGGTTTAACATTTAACTCAAAGTTTAGACAATCTAGAACATTAAAAGAAGATTCAAATGTTCCATTTTATAATAAAGCAAGCATTATGGAAAACGGCATACCAGTAACTATAACACCCAAGAAATCTTCAGTATTGGTTTTTGAACAAGGCGGAGAGACTATCTTTACCAAGAATCCAGTAACAGTGAGAAACCCAGGCGGAGAGTATGTTGCTGGATCATTTGAAAGAACAATAGATGAGTTTATTCTTAAATATTTTAAGCAATCATTTTTACGTGCTAGTGGAATTTACGATTATATAAAGAAGCCAGTTCTATATAAGAAGAACTTTAAGGCTGGATCAAAACTGGGTAAATCTAAAGGAGTCGATACTGGATTTAGGTGGATAGCAAATGCAAAGATTGGTGTAGAATAGACCTATGACTTTAAATACTTATGCTCAGACTGGCTTCCCCCCAACATTTCTTAATGCTTATATAAACAGCGAGTTAAAAGAGTTTGGTTTGATTCCAGATGGACCTAACCCATTTCAACCATTTTTCCCAGCACAAAGCCCAATTAATATAGAAGACATTTATAATGATAGCGTTTATATTAAAAATAACCCAAATGCTATAGTAGTTATGTTTGATAGGCTTATTAGATTTAGACCAAATGCATTTTATAGAAATAAAAGAGAGCAACTTGTATACTTTATTTATGCCCCAGACTTGACCAAACTTTTTGATGCGACCAGGGTAATTATTGAGTGTCTAGATAGAGAAGATTCAGCAGCCCAAGATCTAAACGCCTGGCTATCCGTTAATGACATAGAAGATGAAAATGGCAATGCTATTACTAAAAATGTAATGTTTCATAATATTAAGGTTTATCAGGCAGATGAGGCAAGAGATATAGCCGAGTTAGCCTCAGCACGAACACTATTTTTGAATAAATTGGTCATAGAGTATGACTACCATACTACAGATACCCTTGGAACGTCCCAAAGATACACATAAAAATGCTGTTATAATTATGGTGAGGAAACACAAACGCCGTACAACTTAATATCTATTCTTAAGGAAGAGGTGAATATATGGCATACAGTCGTGGAACGTCGTCCAACATTATTGTTCAGGTAGACCAAATTCTTGACGTTGCAAAACTTTATAAGCAAGGCATGCAGGTTAATCTTGCAACTGCTTTTGCTGAGGCAACACTAGAGAATCTTCTCTTGGCGTTGGCATTCAGTTCAGACGAACTAACTGGTTCAAAGTCAACTCACTCAGGTCAGGTCTTGAACCTATCTGCAGGTGATATTGGCGAATGTCCAGTAGAGCGTGGAATTGTTGCAGTCGGTCCTGGTACAGGTGATTGCGTAGATTCTCCATTCGTGGAGCGTGTCTACACAGCATACCGTGCTTTGTCAATCGAAAACGTAACAGTTTCAGCAAAGCGTGATGAGGCTTCAATGTTTGAAGTATCATTCCGTTTGCTACCAGAAGATACTTCAGGCTCATATGGTAAGATCGTTGATCGTACCTTCGGAGACCTATTGTCTTAATAGTTTAACTATACATCAGAGCCCATGTCTTCGGATGTGGGCTTTGTTGTTTTATGGTAGAATAGAATTTCTATGGCAACTACAGTATATAAAAGTGAAATAATACATTTATTTGATGGTACAGAATTAGAAATAATGCCATTAAAGATTAAGTATTTACGTGAATTTATGCAGGCATTTGAAAATGTCAAGGTAACTAAAAATGATGATGAAGCCATAGCAGCCCTAGTAGAGTGTGTTCGTGTATGTATGAAGCAATACTATCCACCAATATCTGGAAGCGTAGAAGATGTTGAAGATAGCATAGACATGCCAACAATTTATAAGGTTTTAGATGTATCTGCTGGAATTAGAATTAACAAAAAATCTGAAGAGCCAGTAAAAGATCAGGCTGTAGAAAGCGGTTCTAGTTGGGATGACCTAGACCTTGCTAAATTAGAGTCAGAGGTATTTTTGTTGGGTATTTGGAAAGACTATCATGAATTAGAATTATCACTATCTATGCCAGAACTCATGGCAACACTAGAGGTAAGTAGAGAATTAGATTATGCAGAAAAGAAATTTATGGCTGCTATTCAAGGAGTTGACCTAGATGCAGAGTCTGGAAAAGGCAAGGGGCAGCAGGAATGGGAAGACATGAAAGCAAGAGTATTTAGTAAAGGTCAGACCAACGATTCAAATGATATTCTATCCTTACAAGGACCTAAAGCCCAGAAGTTAGGGTTTGGTATTGGAATGGGATTAGATTACGAAAACTTAACAAAATAGCCTGTTTATGCTATAATTGAGTTAACCTATATAGGAGGAAATACATGGCAACAACCGTACATGAGGGCACAGAACTTACCCTTATGGATGGCTCAAAGATTAAGGTACGTCCACTTAAGATCTCTTTGCTCCGTCCATTTATGAAGAAGTTCGAACAAGTAGCAGGGGTGGCAGAAGATAACGAGAAGTCAATGACTCTTCTTATTGAATGTGTACAAATTGCAATGGAGCAGTACAGTCCAGACCTGTCTAAAGATATCAACAAACTAGAAGAGATCCTAGATCTCCCAACAGTTTACAAAGTTATTGAAGCCGCTTCTGGAGTTAAACTAACAGACGCAAATACTCTTTTAAATACAGTACTTGCAAACAACTAATACTTAAAAGAGGTGTAAATGAATGGCTGATGTAAATGCTAATATTGGCGTACATATTGATACGTCAGCGGCACTGGCAGAACTTAAAAACTTACAGCGTCAATTAGCCAACTTCCATTCTTCTGTAGCAAAGAATAGTGCAGCCTCAGCAGCAGCACAAAAGAATCTACAGACTAATCTTTTAAACGCTATTAATGCCACTGGCAAATTCTCTGCCCAGATGGGGTTGGTAAGAACTTCAACGGAGTCGTTTACTCACGCACTGGAGAAAAATAAACTCTCTATGCGTGAGTATTTCCGTTATGCAGGCGGATCTACTAAGACATTCGGAAAGTTATTTAGACAAGAGTTTGACACAATTGGCAAGGTAGCCGAAGAGCGTGTCAAGAAGATGCAGACTCAATATATTAAGATGGGTCGTGATGCATCTGGTGCAATGAAGGCAATGGCAATCACACCAAGAACATTGGATATGAATGATTACGCCACAAAAACAGCCTTAGCAGCACAGAAACAAGCATTATTTAATCAGTTAGTTAAGCAGGGTTCTACCAATCTTCTAAACTTTGGTAAGAATACCCAGTGGGCTGGTCGCCAGTTGATGGTTGGATTTACAGTACCACTTGCATATTTTGGTACAGCAGCAGCAAAAACATTTATGGATCTTGAAGCACAGGCTATTAAGTTTAAGCGTGTTTATGGTGACATGTTTACAACAACAGATCAAACAACTAAGGCTCTTGCAGATATTGAGGCTCTTGCTAAAGAGTTTACAAAATATGGAGTTTCTGCAGTTAAGACTATGGAACTTGCTTCACAGGCTGCAGCAATGGGTAAACAGGGTGCGGACCTTACTGCACAAGTAGCAGAAGCAAATAGACTTGCTGTTCTTGGCGGGGTAGAACAAACACAAGCCCTAGAAACAACTATATCAATTACAAATGCATTTGGTATAGCAGCAGAAGATTTAGCAAAAAAGATTAACTTCCTTAACGCAGTTGAAAACCAAACTGTTGTATCTATTGAAGATTTAACAATTGCAATTCCAAAGGCTGGACCAGTTGTACAGCAACTTGGCGGAGATGTAGAAGATTTAGCATTCTTCCTAACAGCAATGAAGGAAGGTGGAATTAATGCATCAGAAGGTGCTAACGCACTTAAGTCTGGTTTAGCATCATTAATTAATCCAACTAAAAAAGCATCTGAAATGCTTGCGGGATATGGAATTAATATTAAGGCAATCGTTGAAGGAAATCAAGGAAATGTAAGACAAACAGTTATTGACTTTGCAAGAGCGCTTGATACACTTGATCCTCTTAATCGTGCTCGTGCAATTGAACAGTTATTTGGTAAGTTTCAATTTTCACGTTTGTCTACACTATTTCAGAACGTAACTAAAGACGGTACACAAGCAAGCAAGGTACTACAACTTGCTGGAGCATCTGTTGAACAACTTGCAATATTGTCAGAAAGAGAATTAAAAACAGTAGAAGATGCTGTTGGTACACAGTTTAAATCAGCAGTAGAAGAACTTAAATTAGCAATTGCTCCAATTGGAAAGACATTCCTTGAAGCAGTTACACCAATTGTTAAAACTATTGGAAACCTTCTTGATAAGTTTAACAACCTTGGAGATGGAACAAAGAAGTTTATTGTAATTGCCTCTACCCTTGTTGGAATTATTGGTCCAACATTGTTGATGACATTTGGTTTGCTTGCCAACGGTGTAGCAAATATTATTAAACTATTCCTTGCTCTTCGTGGTGGATTCTTAAAACTTGGTGGTAATACAAAGATTCTTGCAGAGCAAACTGGATATATGAATGCAGAGCAACTTGAGGCTGCAACAGTTGCTGCATCTCTTAACCAGGCACACACAAGATTAACCCAATCATTTACAGCAGAAACATCTGCAGTTAGATTACTTCGTCAAGCATATATTGATGCCACAGTAGCAGCCGCAAACTTTGCTAGAGCAAACCCAGGCATGATGATGCCAGGTAAGGGTGGCGCTCCAAAGAAATTTGCTAGAGGAACAGCATCTGTTCCAGGCAGTGGAAGAAAAGATAATGTTCCTGCAGTATTGATGCCTGGAGAAGCAGTAATACCAACAGATATAGCACAAGATCCACAGTTCCAACCAATTATTGATGCAATGCTTAGTGGAAAACTACAAGCATTTGGAACTGGAACTGGAGATGCACAACCATTTGCTAATTCTCCACAGTTCCAACCAAAGATGGATCTAAGCGGACCTTCAGCACAGGTTCTTAATACTAACCCAAGCCAAGTAAATAGACTTGTCCTAGGTTTATCTGGAGTAACACAAGAAAGCAATGAAGCGTTTGCAGCAAGAAGTGCAAAATTGCTTGCAAGAATGCAAGGAAATAAAGCAACAGTTACTGCAGACGGAATGTTGTCATTTGGTGGTAAAACATATCCTACAACAAGTCAAAAAACTGCACTTGCTCTTAAGAAAAAAATTGAACAACTTCTTGCAGATGGATATCAAACAGAAAAAATTGTAAATGCTTTAGATAGAAATGTTGAACGTGGTCGCCCAATGACTGCTTCACAACTTGATAGAAGACTTTCTATTGGTAGAGGCTCATCAACTGGAACATCTGCACCATCATCAATTAGAAATCTTGCCAAGCAGTCTCAATCAGGATTTATGTCAGAGACTCGTGCCATTAAGGAAGTCTTAAGAAGACAAGGCATTGTTTTAACACCACAACAAGAAAAGAATTTATTTAATGTTCAAGCATCTCACATTCAAGAAGTAAGAAGTGCTGGAGTTAAAGAGTGGAAGGCTAATAACCTAGTAGCAGATTTAGGATATGTAAATAATTACTTAAATACTGTAAAGGGCAAACTTGGTCAAAATCTACTTGGAATGTCTGACGAACAACTTAAGTCAATGGGAATTGATAGAAATGAACTTAAGAAGTTGCAGTCTGGAACACATCCAACAAATGCTAGAGCAGCAGAAACACTACGTGCTGTTGCTAGATATGATGCCTCAATCAATCCTAATTCATATCAAGCAAAGGCTGTGCTTGCAGGACTAGAGTATCGCTCAAAGAGTAATTTCTATTCACAACCAATGAAGACTTTGGCAGACATAACCCCTACAAAGAAATCAAGAACTAAGACTGGAGTTGTTGATGGTCAAACTGGTAGAGCAAAGCCAACATCTGTAGGTGTAGTTGGTGGAGGAATTGGGGATAGAAGACAAGTTGCTATCGGTAAGGGCGAAACAGTTCTTAATAAAAAAACAACAAATGCAATTCGTAGTGGAAAGCCAGCATTTATTCCAGGTCTTGGCAAGATTAGAATTGCTGGAGCCGAGCAGGGTATTCCAACAGGACAAAAAACTGGAAGCACTACAGTTGGAGCGGTATCACAATCAGCACAACTATCTCGTGCACAATTAATAGCAGCAACAGAAAAAATAAGTTTAAAGGAAGCCAAGCGTAGGATAGCAGCAGAAAGAAAACTTACTACATCTATGGAAGAGTCTACAAAGGCTCAGATGACAACAAAAGAAAAACTAACTCAGTTCAGTTCAAAGGCAGGCGTTGGAATTGGAGCAATGAGTGGTTTAACAATTGCTGCCTCATTTGCTGGTGGTCAAGTTGGAGAGATGGCACAAAAGATTATGCCATTTGTATTTGGTTTGCAGGGTATAACAATGCTTCTTCCTATGCTTGCAAATCCTTGGGTAGCAGCCATTGCAGCCATTGCTGTTGTTGGCGGAGTATTTATAAAGATGGCTAAAGATGTTGAAAAGGCTAGAAAGGCTGGAGTTGATCTTGCTAAGTCTATGAATATGACATCTGATAAACTTCAAAGTCTTGCAGAAACTACTGGAACTGTAAGCGCTACAGAAGAGGCAAACAGAAAACGACAAAATGTTTTAACTGGAGAAGATGCAGTACAAAGAAAATTTGGTCAAAACATTCTTGGTAGTGAGTTTGGTAAAAATCTTTTAGCAGATATCGAAAAGCAAGCAAAGTCTGGTCAAGGAATTCAACAAATTGGTACAAATATTTCTAATAGCCTTGCTTATGCAATTGTTCAAGGAGTTATAACAACTGATCAAGCAAGAAGTATTGCCTCAGCGCTTGGTGAAGAATTAAAGAGTTATGAAATTCCAGCAATTATTAGTGGAAAATTAACAACTCTTCTTGGACCTAATGGCGAAAACCTTGCAACAGATCCACTTAAGATCACTCTTGCAATTCAGCAGGAATCAATGAATAGACAGGCTGATTTCTTTAAGACTGCCCTTGAACAATCAGTTAGCACTGTAACATTTACCAATGTTGGTCAAGTTATTGGTGGAGGAATTACTGCAGCAGTTGGTGGGCTTATGGCAGCAGCAGGTGTTCCAGCGCTTGCTGCAGGAGGTCTTCCAGGTGCAGGATTACTTGCTGGTGGAACTGCTCTTACTGCAGCAGGATCAGCAAGCGTTGCCGCTGGACTATCAGATCAAAATAAACGTAGAGAAGTAAATGCTGAACTAGGTGCTGCAGCACTTCAACTTGGTTTAGAGCAAGTAACAATGAATAATGGTCTTGTCGACTCACTTAATAAACAATATGACATTAAAGTTAAAATGGCTAAAACAGATGCTGAAATTAAAACAATTGAAGCAGAAAGAAAAGCAGCACTTGATACTCTAAATGCTAAAAATGCTGAAGCCCTAAATCTTCTTATTGCACAAAAAGATGCTTTTGGTCCAGAAATATTTACAAAAGGAATTAATGCAGCAATAGATGCGCTCTATAAAGAAGGACCTATGAAGGTTTTTGCTGATGAAGCAAAGAAAGCCATGGATGGAATAAAAGACGCAGACTTTAAGGCAATGCTACAAGTTCAGTTTGCTAGTGGTTCACTTGACCCAGTAACTATAATGAAACTTGCAAATAACGAAAATCTTGAAAGCCAGTTTACAGTTCTTGTTGAAACACAAGGTAGTGAAAATGCAAATCTAGTAATGCAATTACTTATGAAGGCTGGAGTAACAGATACAAATCTTCCAATCTTTATGGATATCTTAAATAAAGATCCAAAGAATTTTGATAAAAATATGAATGCTATTGCAACTCTTGCTAATATGCAGCAAAAGTATGGAATTACTATTGATGTTAATGATGATGGAGCAACACAAATAAAAGAAGTTGTTGCAATAACTGAAAAATTAGCAGGAATAACTGGAGAAGAATTAACCAAAGAGGCATTTCTTAATTTAGGCATTACTGGAGATATGACATCTGCAGAATTTGATAAGTTATGGACAACTTTGGTTGGTACTTCTAAAACAATTAATAAGAGTGTGATTGTTGACTTTGTTGCTGCTGGAGATAGAAATGTACTGTCTGCATATCTTGCTGCACAAGGAATTACTCAACTTAGAGGTAGGGGTGCCGCTGCACAAAAGAAGAAGTACATGGATGCAGCAAAGGCTGACCTTGTTGGAAGACAAGGGAAGGTAGATCCAAACGCTATTCCTGGCGGTACAGGTGGAACAGGTGGAGACACAGGCTCAAGAGATACAACACTTGATGATATTTTAAATAGACTGAAAATGGTTCGTAAGGCATCAATTAATGCTACTGGAGGAATTAATGAACTGCTCAAGGTTACAAAAGGCAAAGGATTAACTCAATTTGGTGGAGTAATGCAAAACCTTATGAACCAAGCACCTGGAGCAATGAATAGAGAGTTCCTTGATTTTATTAATCAAATGGACGATAAGACTCGTAAAACATATATGACCATTAAAAATGGTCAGCCAGTATTAACTGCACAAGGCAAGGCTCTTAAAGAAGCATTTGATGAAGCAGTAATTGGAGAATACCAACTTACACAATCACAAACTGTAGATTCTACAAAGGCTCAGTGGAATGCATTTATGAAACTAAAGGCTGCTGGAATAGATGCTGCACAAGCAATTGAAATGGTTGCAGATGCCGAACTTGCCGTAGCAATAAATGGAAAAGACATTAGTTCTGAAGAGTTAAAGAAAATGGCTACTGATGCTAAGGCTGCAGCACAGGCAGTTAAAGACTTACAGCAAGACCTTAACATGCAAACCAGAGAGGGTCAGTTCCAAATATTCCAAGATTCATTTGGTGCGGCAATGGATTATTTTGATGCACAATCAGCACTTGTTGAACAAGAAAGAAACGCTGCTCCAGCATATAAAGAACTAACAAAAGAGATAGATGCTCAAACAGCAGCAATAGATGCAGCAGAAAAAGTTATTAGTGATTATCAAGATAAAATTGGCAACCTTCAGTATGACCTAGAATATAACACTGTCTATGGAGCAAGAATAATAGATAATCTTAATGCACAGATTGATACCTTAAATAGAACTGCTGATATTAATTTTGATAGACCGCTTGCAAACTTAAGTGATGAATCTAACATTCTTTCAAATACTTTAGGACTTATTGATAGAGCAGAAGAAAGCATTAATAAAAAATATGATGCCCAAGAAGAAGCCTTGTCAAAAATTTCACAACTTAACTCTGAAATTGCAGCACAAGAAAAACAAAGACTTACACTTGCTGATGCATTAAGTCAAGGAGATATTGCCGCCGCCGCTGCTGCTGCTCAAGAAATGAGGGCAACGGCTGCAGAGGCTGCATCACGTAGATCATCTGGAGTTCTTGCTGCTGCACGAGAAGCAGAGATTGGTGCAGTATCAGTTAGCGGAATGACAAGGGTTCAAATTGAAGAGCGTCAGTTCCAAATTGGTCAACAAACATTTGCACTAGAACAACAACGTCAAGTTATTGAAGCACAGATCCTTGCTATACAAGATCAGATTTATGCTAAAGAACTTCTTCGTGAGCCAATTAATAAAAAGATTAGAGATTATCAATTTGATATAGATAAGAAGCAACGTGAATCTTTAGTACCAGCACAACAGGCTCTTGAAAAAGCAACTCTTGCTAAAGAGCAATATGAGAAACAAACTGATGCACTTATTAAGAGCATTACTTACCAAGGTCAGACAAAAGATCAGTGGGTAATTATTAATACAGAATTAACTGCTGTAGAGTCTAAAATGAAGGCTGTTGAAGCAGAAACAAGTAAGTCTGCTAAAAACACAGCAGCAATTCTTGCTTCTTGGCAGGCACTAAAGAGTAAGACTATTACCCTTACAGAAAATGTAAATAGAATTATTACAACAACAAATATTGTTAATACTGTTTATACAAGCAGTGGAGGTGGCGGTAGTAGTACACAAAAGAAAATGTATGGTGGAAAGATTATGCCAATGAACTATGGCGGAATGGTTCCTAAGTATTTTGCTGCAGGTGGTAGAGTTGGATCTGATTCAGTTCCAGCAATGCTTACCCCTGGAGAGTTTGTAATGAATAAGGCTGCAACCAAGAGATTTGGTCCAATGCTTAATCAGATGAATAATTCTAAGTTCCCTTCAATGATTGAAGATATGACTCCAGCAGTTTATTCATCTAATAATTCATCTGTAGTGATGCCAACAATAACATCTGTAGCAACAACAGTTTCAGACAGTTCTACGACCATGTATAATTATAATATTGGAATTACAGTTCCACAATCAAATGCAAGTTCTAACGATATTGCTAGAGCAGTAATGGGTCAGATTAAGTATATTGATTCACAGAGAATTAGAGGACAAAGATAATGGCTACCGCAGCATATTTAACAGGTCGTCGTAGATATCAACGCCCACAGGCTTTACTTTGGTCTGAGAACGCAGGAACCTTGGTAGATGGAGTTTATGTACCAACAGGCTATGAAATAGGCGTAGATGCCCCAGAGGGGGCTGATGAAGCCCTTCTAGACCAGTTCTTAATACTTTCTGACCATAATCGAGGGGAACTTCAATTTAAACCAGTAAGAATAGAACAACGTCAAAGAACCATCAATGGTAGGATGAGGTCTTATCATATTGCCGACAAGTTAACTATGTCATTATCTTGGAATCTATTGCCATCTAGAGGTTTTCATTTACCAGCAGATTTTAATCCAACAACTGGTGCTTCACCATATAAAAATGTTGCTGGTCAAGAGTACACAGCAGATGGTGGAGCAGGTGGAGTAGAGTTATTGGATTGGTATGAAAACCATAAGGGTCCATTCTGGATGTATTTGGCATATGATAAATATAATAACTTTGGTAAAGATAGTGCTGCTTATGGTCATCTAGCACAATATAATCAAATTATGCAGGTATACTTTGCTGACTTCAACTATACTGTCGTAAAACGTGGTGGTGGTAACCATGATCTTTGGAATATTTCGGTAACGCTGGAAGAGGTCTAAAGTGTTTGTAAATGAAGCGCTAAAGACACACCTAGAAACATCTGCAACAGTTAGACTTCAGTCATTAGTTTTGGCTGAGTGGAATATGAATATGCCAGACAATATTTATAAACTTGGCAACTATAGGTATAGACCATTAGACAGTTCTTCACAATATTTTACACTACCAAATGATTTTGACCAACTAGATGCTGGAAATTATTTTACTGGAGCAACAGATGCCGATGTAGTAATTGATGGTGGTTTTACAAATTCAAATGTGCCTCAGTTATTTACATCAACTAAAGATAAGATGAAGATGATATATTCTTTAGAAGATTGCTTAAAGCCATTTAGACCTAGATCAGGTATTAATAAACCACTATATTTTAATAATAAATTTTTAGCAAACTCTGGTGCATCAATGGCACAAAGACCAAGATATTATATGCCTTCTAGGTATGATGAGTTTAAGTATTGGACATCATATAGAACAGAAAATAATATTGAAAGAGGCATTGCTAAAAATATTTCTAATGGCTTGTACTATATTGATGATGCTGTTCCATTTGTTGTATATAAAGAAAACGTTCCAACCAATAGAATTATTATTAAAATGCAGACAAACATTGGTGATGTTAATTTAGGTCCATTTATTAATGGAACTTCTTCAATAGCAGATCCATTATTTGGAACTGCAAATAAAACAACTCCCACAAGATGGAAGGTTCAGTACCTTAAGGGTAATAGTTGGGTAGATGCATATTCATTTAGAGAAAATGACACAAGAGCATCGGGAGAACCAATCATAGATACAGATGGATACGTTGAACTTGAATATGGTTTAATTATTCCAGAAGAGTATCAGTCTTCTTTTGTATTTGCAGAAACACTATCTTCAGACACATTGCTTCCAGAAACAAGCGTAGAAGGTTATGCCTACCTTGTTATTGAAAACGAAGGGGATCGTGGAACATTCTATATCTGGACTAATGGAGACTATGCAACATTTACACCACAGTATGGATGGCAGTTAGGTTCAGAAGAGGTAGCAAATAACACTAATTTTGTAACTGATTTAACATCCCCAGACTCATTTGACAATGATATAGACGGAGACGTAACTTATAGAGAATTCCAATATATACGTGGAATGCGTATAGTCGTTGATGTTATGAATAAGTTTGATTCTACTTTTGATTTAATTGAGATGTCTCCAAGATTAATTGTTGATATTTCTGATAAAGTTACTGACTTTAGAATTACTAAAACACTTTCTGATATTGGGATTACATCTTTGCCAGTTGGACAGTTGCTTGCATCTAACGGAGAGATATCTTTGTTTGATGATGACCAAGCATTTAATGATCAAAATTCTTCAAGCATTGTTTCAGAATATGTAAGAAAAAACATCAAATTTAATTTTTATGAAGTAATCTTAGGTGTAAATGGGTTTGATTATTATGTTCCTATCAAAACTTTATACTCAGAGGGTTTTCCACAAGCAGATGTAACTGCAGGAACAATATCTATCCAGTTAAGAGATTTTTTCTTTTTCTTAGAATCTATGTCAGCACCAAGACTATTAACTACCCAAACATCTTTAAGTTATGCAATAACAACACTTCTTGATTATATTGGTTTTACAAACTATACCTTTAGACGTGTTACTGGAGAGTCAGACCCAATCATTCCATATTTTTTTGTTGCTCCAGATCAAAATGTTGCACAAGTTTTAAATCAATTGGCACTTGCCACTCAGACAGCAATGTTTTTTGATGAATACAATAACTTTGTAGTTATGAGTAAAGACTATTTAATGCCAACAGTAGATCAGAGATCAACAGACTTCGTTTTGTCTGGATCAAATAATCAAACAGATACTGGCGTTATTGAAAATTCTACATCTGGAAATCTTCCTAATATTATATCTATTGCATCAAAAGATAAAAAGATTTATAACGATGGAAAGATAAACTATACAACTAGATATATTCAAAGATCATACGGAAGCATTAGACAGTCCAGCATGGTTGATCAAAATAAAACTTGGATATATAAACCATCTTTGCTTTGGGAAGTATCTGGAACTGAAAATACTAAAACAATAAATGAAATTGCATCTAAGCAAGGAGCATATGTTTTAGGAGCAATGCCACTAAACTCTATTATTCCTGCGGTAGCACCAACAGTAGTCAATCATGCTATAACAAATAATGTGATTGATCTTGGAGAAAATATATATTGGATAACAAGATACAATGGGTATCTATATTCAAATGGTGAAGTAATAAAGTATGATGCCGCAGAGTTTAGTATAACTGGGGTAGGCAATGTCTGGATTAGCAGTAACCAAGAGTACCAAAGATATTTTGCATCAATACCATTTAATGGAAAAATTTATCCAACGGGACTAATAAGAATATATACAACACCATACTATGAAACAGTCGATGGCATAACAAGGCTACAAAATGGTGCTGTAGTAGACCATGGTCGTGGTCAATTTGGAACAACGATAGTTGAACATACAGCAGGTATTAGCGATTACTGGTCTAATAATGACTATGTTCGTGGATGTAATATGCAAGCGGGATACATGTTTACAACACAGTTAGATGAAGATGTTACCTATCCATCAACTACGCTTGGCGCAGCAGGTGTTGACAATGTTCTTGCCAGACAAACAACTCGTAATGGTATTATAAAAAACTTTATGTCAAATAATTATTTAACAGAAACACAGGTAAATAATTTAAAGAGCACTGAAACTGGAACTATTCAGTCATCAGCATTAGTTATGAATGGTCCATCATTTAAAACTACAGATACGCCACTCAACTTTGTTTCTTATGTATATAAGTCATTAAATAATGCTTACAAACACTTTGGCACAAGGGTTAGAATTATTGGTAAAATAGAAAACAATACAAGTAGAACACAAACTCCAATAGGTAGTACAACCTACTATCAGGCTTCTGGAACACAGCCAGATCAAAATGTTAATATTGGTGGAGGTTCAGGTGGCTTAGCAGTATTGCTTAATCCAGAAACAAACAATGGATATTATTTTGAAATTATTGCACTAACTGAAGATAATATTAACTCTTATCTAAAGTTAAATACAAAAGGTGAGGCTGAAAAGTCTATTAATAATATTGTATTTTATAAGGTTAAAAAAGATTCTTCAAATAATAATGCAATACCAATTAAACTTTGGGGTGGTCTTTCAAAGATACTTGTAGACGATGGAAGATTTACTGGACAATATAGAATGTCTGGAGAAGACAATCCAACCGTATATGACTTATCAGTAGAGTATCAAGATATTGGAAAAACTAGAAGGTTCTATTTATACATTAATAATAAACTTATTAAGGTTGTAGACGATACAGATCCACTTCCAATTTATAACAATATGGCTTTGTTTACTCGTGGATCATCAAGAGTTATGTTTGAAAACATTTATGCACTTTCAGAAAACTATTCTCAAAATAGCGTATTTACAGTTGGAGAAACATTATCTTCTGCTCTTTCAGATGGCAAAATTAATGCAAACGAATCATTTAGAAAATATGCAATGAGTGGTATTATTCAATCAACATACCTATCTGGTATTAGTGCACAGGAGCCACCTAAGTACAATATGTATTTTGAAGAATTTGGATCAATTATGCGTGAGTGTGCATACTTTGATGTTAAATATGATCGTGCATACCCAGCACTATATGCACAACTATCTCCAACCTTTAACAGAATTAAAGGCTACACTACCTCTGGATTTAAAGCAGACTCATATGGAGCAGAGTTTTTAATATTTAATGCTACAGATAAAGCCTTAAGTCTTGACGAAACTACTGGTAACTTTTTAAGAATTCAGGGTATAACATTTACACAAGACACCACTCATGAATTAACTGTAGATGAGTACTTTAAAAAGCGTGGAAACTTGTCAGATCCAGAGTTTGTAGGTAGCACTTTAGCATTTTCTCCTTTAGTTGAAAAGGCTAAATATGATGAAATTAGACAAAGCAGAATGATTTATGGAAAGAATGATTTTACAATCGACAGTATATATGTTCAAACAGATGATGATGCTAATGCCTTAATGGGGTGGATTATTAATAAGATTATGCATCCTAAAAAATCTGTTGGTGTTAATATGTTTTCTATCCCAACTCTTCAACTTGGAGATATAGTTACACTTAACTATAAAGACTCTACTGGTCTTGATCTTGTTTCTTCTGATACAAGTAGATTTGTAGTATATAATATTGAATACTCTAGAGGAACTGACGGACCAAATATGACAGCATATTTGAGTGAGGTATAATATGAGATTTTATGGAAATATGATTGATGGTGGTGGTGAAGATTACGTTCCACAAAGCGTACAAAAGGCTGCAGTTGTACCTGCGCCAGCAGCACCAATTAAAGTAACTGTTGAAAGAGGAGATACCCTTTCATCTATTGCAAAAGAAAACAATACAACAGTTAAAGCAATTTTAGCAGCAAATCCTAAATTTACAGAACAGGCTAAATATCAAGGCGGTAACATGATATGGGCTGGAACAACTGTAAAGATTCCACCCAAAGTTTCAACACCACCAAAAGCACCTACGCCAAAAGTTGACGTGCCACCACCACTAGTTCCTCAAACACAAGAAACAACAAAAGTAGATGAAACAACAACATCCACAACAACAGCAAGTACCACTGAAACTGGTACTACAACAACTACTACAACTACTACAGATAGTGGCGGAGGAAGTACATATTCTGGCGGATATACAAGTGCTACACCAATAACTCCAGCAGACATAACAACTGCTTCAGTTGCTGCTGCGCTTCCGCCACCTCCTCCAGTAAAAACAGCACCAATTGATACAGTTTTATTTAATGATGATGAATTACCAATTGAGGTAATGACTGATCTTATATTTGAAAATATTGGTGGGCAAGAGTTAATCAATATTGCTCGTAATGATATTATTAATGGTCAGCAAGTTTCTTATCAGCCAATCAAGAACCTTTCATCTATTCAGCAGCAATATAACCCTAATAATATACTTAGTGTTCAGGCTACATCTGATAAGTATTTTGCTAATTTTCCTATTAAACTTGAAAATAAGATACCAAAAGTTGGCACTGGTCCTAATGGAAATCACATATATATTGATTCTACAAATGGAAACCTAGTAATTGAGGCTGTAAATGTTGAACAAGATGAGCAGATTGAGATAGAAATTACGGTAAGTGGTACAATATATGAAGCGGAATTTGGAGAAATCACGTCATGATAACTAACACTGGTAAAAGCATTATAGGAAAATATATGCTTGGACAGGCTCCTGCCTATGCTTCTTTTATAGCGGTTGGCTGTGGTCCTACCCCACTTGACCTTGAAGACACCCCTGGTAATTTTGCCACAAAGGAAGCCCTTGATTTTGAAATGTTTAGAATACCAGTTTCATCCAGAGGGTTTGTTAATGAAAATGGTGTTAATAAAATTGTTTTAACTGCAGAACTACCAACAGAAGAAAGATATGAGATTACAGAGGTTGGTTTATACTCAGCAGGATCTAACCCTTCCGCTGGAGCATATGACAGTAAAACAGTTTTTGCTTTTACAACTGCAGAAAACTGGCAACATCATACAGCATCGGCTGCAACTGCAATCCCTTCTTATTCTTCACCACTTGACGATCCAAATGATGACAATGTTATTGCTATTGCAGAATCAGTATTTCAAACAAATGCAGATAACTCTATTTTTTACAAGCCTGCTCGTTCAGCAAGATATGAAAGATGTAGATTTTTAAATAATACAATTTTTATTCAAGGCGATGACTCAGATCTTACAATTAATGAAGAAAGTGGTCCAGCAGCAGATCACTTTGTTATAGAGCCTGGATCAAATCATATCCATTTAACTGGAGCAAATGTAGACTTTACAAGAAACTCTCCAACTGATGAACTAAAACTAGCATTTTCTTTAGTAAATAAAGATGGAGACTCTTTAGCAATACCAGAAACAATTAGAATATTAGTAGATTTTGCAGATACAGATGCATCAACACCTACTGGGTTTGCAAGGTTTGAAGCAGAAATAAATCATGGAACATCAGGGAATCCAGAAGATGTTCAAGACTTTTCAACAAATAGATATTTTGTTGTTACTAAGCAACTACAGGAATTATATACAAGCGCAAACTTTACTTGGAACGCCGTAACAGTTGTTAAAATTTATGCATGTGTTATTGATGGTGGAGTTCCATCTGAAGATTACTACATTGCTTTGGATGCCATTAGATTAGAAAACGTAGCAACAGTTAACCCATTATATGGCTTAACAGGATACTCAGTAATTAAGACTGACGGTGCAGAAACAATTATTAAGTCACCAAATACAAGTAATTATATTGAATTTAGATTTTCAATTGGGGTAACATAATGGAAAATGAAACTATTAAAAAGGTTAAAGTTGAACAAGATAATCTTCCAACAATAAATAGTACTACAGAAAAATATGATATAAGATATAGAATTATTTCTGAAGATAAAAACAGAACCTCACACTGGTCACCAATAGTAACGCTTGATCCAGAATATATTTATGTTCCTGGAAACATAACCATTGTTTCTTCAGGAATAACTACTGTTGCATGGGATACAGTTACTATTAAAATAGGCACTCAGGTAATTCGTCAGGCTAAAGATTATGATGTTTGGGTAAAGTGGAGTAGGGCTGCAGGAAATGGAGACTGGAATTATGTTCAAAGAATCTCTGGTAATTCCATTAATCTTGTTCATCCAACTACGTTTTATATTAATGGTGTAGATCAAACACAAGCACCAAATAGAGTAACAATAGAAGTTTACTTAAAGGGTGAACCAATAACAAGAGATTCTGTAAACCTTTTGGTTTATAACCCTGCAATGCATACGATCTAATGATATAATGGAGAGATAATGGCTAAAGTACCGCTACCAGAACGAGGACAACCCTTAGATGTTACATACATCTATCAGTTGGCTGATACTATTAATGATCTGTCTACACAGGTTTCTTCAGCAACCTACAACTACACAACGGTAGATACCGTAAGCGCAGGAAAACAAAGCGTAAAAACATCTGAGGCTCGTATGATTGGCGGGTATGTTGAGGTAGCAAACAACTCAACAGTATCAGCAGGAAACGAAAAAACATTCTCATATGACTTTCCAAGCGACTTTAAGTACCAACCAATAGCCACTGCTACACCAGTAAACATTGGAAACACACCTGCTGGACAAAATGTTAGTGTTATTTTAAAAACAGTTACAACTTCTAGAGTAGAAGGAATAGTTAGGTTTGGTGCTTCTGGAGATTTATCATTAGCAGTTAATTTAATTATTCTTGGTATACCAAACTAAAGTTAAGGGTGGGAAATGATTTTTTGCAAAAAATGCAAAGGTCGTATGCTTGTCGATAGACAATACAATACAACCGAACATATAGAGATCTTTTGTGTGTTATGTGGATCAAGAATTTTTTTTCACCCTCCTTCAGAAAGTGAGCAAGGTAGATGGATACTGCAAAAGGAAAAATCCAGAGCCAAGCGTACAATAACGAGCCTGTAATAAAAGGAAATCAAAAGGTTTGGTTTTTAAATGGTGATCTTGTAAGGCTATATCATAGTTCACGTTCTACTGGAATGGTAACTGTTTATAATATTAATAAAGATAGAATAGAAACATGTTTGCGTTCTGACTTTAGAAAAAATAGACAACGAGCATATACCGTTGCTGAGACTGCTAAATTAATTAATCGTCATAGAAAGTATATGCCAAGTTTAATTAAACGAGGAGTCATTCCAAGACCAGTGGGTTCAAGTATTGGTGGTAAGACTGGATTTCAAATCAGATCTTATTATTCAGAAGACCACGTTAGAGAGATTCGTGCTATACTTGCAAGTATACATATAGGACAACCAAGAAAAGATGGACTAATAACAAATAATAGTACGCCTACAAGCCAGGAGTTGACAAGGCGAATGGGAGACGGTATACTTACATATACGAAGACTGAAGATGGAAGGTTTATTCCTGTTTGGTCTGAAAGTATTTAAAACTATGAAATGGGTGGGGTAATGGAAAACGATTCAACAAAAGTAAATGTAACTCTGGGATATACGCTAAACCTTGGAAACTTTCAATCTCTAAGACTTGATCTTGGCGTTATTGATAGCAAGCGTGATGGCGAGACTACTGAGCAGGCATTTGAGCGTGTCTACAAGTTTGTAGAAGAAAAACTCACTGACAAGATTAAAGAAGCACAGGAAGAGGCTGCAGAGGCATAATGGCTGAACGCAAAGACCGCATGGCTTTGCTTAGTAGGTACAGCAAGTTACATACAGCAAAGTATGAGCAAAAGCCATCTCTGAATTTAAATGTAGAGCAGTGGGCTTCTGATGCCTTGATAGAATCTTATGGCATTAGTAATTGCTATGAATTACTTGATTATTATTTTAGTGTTGCACAAGAACCAAGTTGGAATTATTTTGCATACAACGCAGAAAAGATTATCAACGGTAAAAAAGATTATCAATTAGATTTGCAAGAGCGCAAAGAGCGCAGAGCGATGGCGAGGAAGTGGCTTAGTGAATAATACAGAAGCAAGGGTTATATCTGCACTACTCGAAGATAAGCAAATGCATGTTTTGCTACAGGCAAATGTAGAAAATCTTCTTAGAACACATAACGATATCTGGAATTTTATTAGGCTGTACTTTGAAAATAATGGTAGCGTTCCCCCTGCTTCTTTAGTTGTAGAAAAATTTAGAGATTTTGAACCAGTATCTGGTGTCGGAGCAACTAAACATCATCTTGAAGAATTGCAGACTGAGTATTTAAATGATAGTCTAAAAGATATATTGAGGTCTGCAGCAGGAGAAGTGCAGGGTGGAGAAGGTTCAAAAGCATTAGAAGAACTTATCACTAAGACCTCAGAATTAAAAAAGAATACCTCTGCTATACGTGATATTGATGCTACAGATTTAGAGTCTGCTATTGCATATTACGAAAATGTTCAAAAACAAAAAGAGACTGGTCAAATTGGAATTAAAACTAATCTTCCAGGATTTGATAACTATCTACCTTCTGGAATTATGCCAGGTCAACTTGGAGTATTTCTTGCTTACCCTGGAATTGGTAAGTCTTGGATGGCTTTATACTTTGCAGTGCAAGCATGGAAGCAAGGAAAGTCTCCATTAATTATTTCTCTTGAAATGTCTGAAACAGAAGTTCGTAATCGTGTTTTTGCAATCATGGGTGAAGGTGTTTGGTCACATAGAAAATTAAGCAATGGTGAAGTAGAACTTGATATGCTTAAAAATTGGCATGCTAATAAGGTTGCAGGCAGACCAGAGTTTCACATTATTTCAAATGACAATGGTGGTGAAGTTACACCCTCCGTTATTCGTGGAAAGATTGATCAGTATAAGCCAGACTTTGTTATTGTAGACTACCTACAACTTATGAGTCCAAATCAAAAGTCAGATAATGAAACGGTACGAATGAAGAACCTTTCACGAGAACTTAAACTTATGGCTATTAGTGAAGAAGTTCCTATTATTGCTATTTCCTCTGCTACTCCAGATGATGTAAAAGATCTTAGTAGTGCACCTACTCTGGGTCAAACAGCATGGTCTAGACAGATTGCTTATGATGCTGACTGGGTAATGGCTCTTGGTCGTGCTACCAATAGTGATATTATTGAGTGTGTATTTAGAAAGAATCGTAATGGTTTTATGGGTGATTTCTTAGTACAAGTAGATTTTGATAAAGGTTATTACAGATACAAAGATTACGAAGACGGAAAATAAAATGACAGACATATATACAGAAGAGCAAATTAGAAGAGTATTAAACGGAATTGGCGTAGATGTTGAGGCTGAGTTTGGTAATGAACTAATTGTGTATTGTCCTTATCATAATAATAGTAGAACTCCTGCAGGAGAAATATCTAAAGAGCATGGTAGGTTCTTTTGTTTTGGATGTCAAGTAACCAAAAGTTTAGAAGAGTTTGTTATGACTATATCCAATAGGACATACTTTGAGGCAGTTCGATATATTCGTAGCAAGGGTCAAGAAACAGATCTTACTAGTGTAATAAATAAAACACTTTATAGTCCACCTGACTTTGTTCAGTATGACGAACTACTTATTAAAAGATTAAATAATCAGGCTATGGAATCTCCTAGGGCAATTAGATATTTTGAAGGTCGTAAGATTACAAAAGATTCTATGATCAAATTTAGCCTTGGATATTCAGAAAAACAAGATTCAGTTACAGTACCAATGCATAATCACGAAGGAATGTGCCTGGGCTTTGTTGCTAGAACAATCGAGGGTAAAGAGTTTAAGAATACTCCAGGTCTTCCAAAAAGTAAGATACTATTCAATCTTAATAGAATTAAAACATCAAGCATTGTATATGTCGTAGAATCATCATTTGATGCAATACGATTAGATCAAGTAGGTTTCCCAGCAGTTGCAACTCTGGGTGCTAATGTGTCTGTATCACAAATCAGACTATTAGAGAAGTACTTCAACAACGTTGTACTAATAGCAGATAATGATGAAGCAGGAATTATCATGACAGAAAAGTTAATTGAAAAACTTGGATCAATGGTAACTATTGTTAATCTAGATAAAAAATATAAAGACATAGGTGATATGGATGATGATTCAATCAGAAAACTTGAGTTTCAGTTTGACAATTCTATATCGGCTATGCTAAAATAAATATAACAAACAAAGGAGAAACACATGAGCGTAGTAAAGGGACTCAAAAATATTAATGCCCTGCTCGACAAGCCAAAGTATGATGAAAACTCACCAAAGGTAAAGTGGCTTAAACTTGCCGACGGTCAATCAGTAAAAATTCGTTTCATTGAAGAACTAGATGAAGACTCTGCAAACTATAATGCAGAACGTGGTCTTGCACTAGTTGTTAAAGAACACACAAATCCAAAGGACTATAAGCGTAAGGCTGTAGACACAATGGAATCAGAAGGTCGTGACTGGGCAGAAGAGATGCACCGCAAGGATCCAAAGGCTGGCTGGAGAGCACGTCTTCGTTTCTATTGCAACGTTTTGGTAGATGACGGCATTGAAGCACCTTATGTTGCAATCTGGTCAATGGGTGTTAGCAAGCAGTCAGCATTTAACACAATTCGTGAGTATGCTCTTGAAACAGGAAGCATCTCAAACGTACTCTGGAAAGTAAAGCGTAATGGTCAGGGAACTGAAACATCTTACACAATTATTCCAGGTGCTCCAGACAAGGAACCTTTTGACTGGGCAGAAGTAAAACCATATCCTCTAGAACTAGCATTGAAGAAAATTCCATATGCTGAGCAAGAGGCATTCTATTTGGGCTTTGACGGTCCATCAACTTCTTCTGCTACCAACATCGACTGGTAGTAGATGAATTACGTAGGCTTACACGTACATACACACTATTCATTATTTGATGGTGTTGCTACTCCAGAAGAATATATAGACCGAGCAGTTGAACTTGGTATGCCAGCATTGGCTATCACAGATCACGGAACCTTATCTGGGCATCGGGAACTGTACCGAATTGCAAAAGCAAAAGGTGTAAAGCCTATTC